TGGTTGGATGTGAGAAAGCAGATGGAGGATAAGTTACAATGAGTTGGGAAGATATAATGAAGCGTGTTCAAAGAGACACACATCTTCAATTGCAAGATTTAGCATTTGAGTTTGAGGATGTTGTTGATATATTGAAAGATATGGCTACTGAAGAAATACCAAAGACAAGGGATATGACTAATCCTGACCATGTTAGAGATGTTAGAAAGGCTCTACAACAAATCAAAGAAATGGATTTATTCAAGTTGAGGTGAAGATGCAATGAGTTGGGAAAATATACTATCAAAGTCAATCATTCGCAAGTCAGATTTCGATTTTACTTGGAATGAAATAGAAGTTGAGGACTTAGACCTAAAGAATGTTCCAAAAGAATTGGAGAACATGGATGAGGGTTTCAATACAGTAGATGTTACGGCTGGTGACGCTACCATTGAAGGCGGTATGAACTTAGAACTTAGGACTTGGGGAGTTAAAGGAATTTGGAGTAGTGCTAGAGACATAGAGTTTGTATTGACTTTTGAGGACACAGAATCCGACCTTTATGAAAACATAGATGTTAAAATCACAGATAATATTGAGGATGACAATATCGAATATCGTGGATTAAACATAAATCCCTCATACATACATGTAGAAGTTGATATGAAAAATCAGAAAGACCCCTCACAGTTTGAAACGAAAGCGACTATCTATTGGCAAGGAGTATATTAGGTGATAACATGAGTTGGTTTCAAGTTTTGAAGGATGAGGAAAAGCCTAAGAAAATTGAGCCAAAGAAAGTGAAGCCTCAAGTTATGGGATATAATGAAGAGAGGAAGAAGTTCCATAGAAGGAGAGATGAGAAAATTCGTAGGGAACGAGAATCTGCTAAGACTAAGGATGCTAACATCTTCGACTTTGGAAAGCAGGAAGAGGAGAAAGAACCTGTTGACTATTCCACTAGCAGAAATTTCGCCACTGGAAGATTGAGGGAAGTGTGGCAAGCATCTTTCGAGGATGACAGTTGGAACAAGTTTCTAGAGGAAAACTCACAAGATGGGAAACTAAAGCCTGATGTCAAACGCAGTGTGTTGGCTGCTAGGAAATTACTCGCAGGGGAAACAGTAAATCTTAGTGGAACAAAATATAATTTGAAAAATCCATTTGGTGCGAAGAAAGACGCAATGTTGGAGAGATTGAACACTGTGACTTTGCGAGGAACAAAGACCAGTAATATTCGTGAGTCCATGTTATCTGATGTGGATAAGTTCATCGAAGATGGGGAATATCAGAAACTACTTGAGATGCTACAAGGAGAAAAATCTCGCAGTCGAGTTCGTAGATACATTGCTACAAAGGAAGAACTTTCTCGCAAGATTACAACTGACTCTGAAGAAGAACATCCTGAGTTGGTAGAGATAAGAAAACTTCTGAAGATAATGGGTATGCATAGTAAAGCAGACATACAGGGAAGTATAGATGAGGACACTGTGGTAACATACATCAAACTTGTCGCTGATTCATCTAGAGGAGCAACCCCATCGAAGAAGGCTGAAGCAATTAGTATGCAACATAGGAATTCTCTAAATGCCAAATCAATGTTTAGTGGAAAGAAACTCCTACCTGCTTTGGATTATATTTTGCAGAATTCGCATTTGGATACTAGTAGAATACCAACTAGTTACAAGAAGAGGTCAGCGAAGGAACAGAATGCTATCACTAGGCTTATGTCAGGTAAGGGACTAAGACAATATCCCGCATTGAAGGTTTTGTATGAGAAGAATGATGGGATGGAATATCAACAACCGATAGAAGCCTACTATGGCCCTGATAACAAAGAAGACAGAATCCTTGCTTATAGTAGTGGAGATTTGGGAACAAAATGGGACACTATGAAAAGAAAGGCAGATAAGGCGATTAGAGAATTGTTTATCCAAATTAAAGAAAACCCTTCAGCAGAAGATGAACTTCAGAGTCTCTTGGGTGGAGACACTGATGTTTCTATGACCCCTAAGATTAGGGATGATATCGTTGCTGCCTTGACGCATGAGGATGATGAGGACATCCCCAAACTGTTTAACTCCGCTATTGATGATTTAGGCATTAGAGATAATTTCACAACCATTCGTGAGATAGAATCCAAAATTGGTGATATTGGAGATGAGGAAGAAGAAGGTGAAGTGGTTATTGCCTTGAGGAGAATGAATGAGGTAGAAGGTAAACTGATACCAAAGGCTGCTGATAGAGAAATACTATCGTTTTTCCATGAGGAGAAGATGGATATGTGGTCAATTCTAGATAGTGCATTGGATGATGATTTGGACACATTCAATACACAAGGCAAAGCAGGTGGAACTCTGAATAATATCATTATTGTATTGAGGACATTAAGTAGGATGTTTAGCACAGCAGAAAATCAAATAGACCCTGAAGACATTCTAGATGGTGAGATAACAGCAGACGAATTCAAAGAACAACTGTCGGATAAATACAACACCATCAGGCAAGATTTCTTTGATGCAGTAGAAGCAAACATGAAGAGAATAAGTTCTGAAGGTAGAAGGTTAGGGTTTACATTGCCTCTGCAAGCGGGGTCGAAGTATGGAGTCAAGAAGAAAATCGAACCCATCACATGGATACAGTATGCTACGGGGGTATTAGAGTGAAACCAAATGTAGACTATGGCAAGGCATTTGCTCTTTTCATTGAATCAGGAGCAGATTCTCTGAGAGAATACATGAACAGTCTCAACGGAGATGCTACTGAAAAACTTACGATGAGGGATATGAAGGCATGGCCGGATGACATATTGCATTCATATTTGAGTAAGAAGTCTAGTTCTTCTGATGAAAGTGACATAGCGATATTGCGAGGAAATCAGTTTCAAGGTAGGTTAATCTACAATCAAGATGGTTCTTTTAGGGACACTGACCAAATCAGAGAATTAGTGGAAACTGAATTGGATAGTAAGTTTCCTGCTCTAGATAACATACGAGCAAAAAAGAGGGCCGTGTTAATTGACAAATTGATGACTCTATCTGCACCGAAGGAGTCCGGTAAAGCGTCAGCAATTATGGGGAGTAAATCACAAGTAATTGAGGCTGCTTCTAAAGATGCTGATTTGGAAAAAATAGTAGGGCTATTCATTGAAAATAGGGATAGGAGAAAACTGACCCCAAAGAAACTTTTTGAAGATTATTACAATACCATTCACGAAGACAAGACTCCCAATTATAGAAAGTGGGCAACTTACGCACAGAGAAATTACAGACTAACATTCACTAGTGCAGATTTGAAGGAAGCAATTGACCTTCTAAGAAATGAGATACCTCCTGAGTTCAAGCGACCTACACAACCGTTGCTTGAAGAACTGATTCAACTTCATGATACTAAGAGTTCTAAACAAGGTCGGTATCAAATATCAACCTTGAGTGCTTCAGATATCATAGGTAGATTGGACATGAAAAAGGCAGAGAAACGCAATGACATCTACAAGTATTGGAAGGGAAAACATTCAGAGTTTGCAGAATTTACAAAGGCACATAATGCATTTGTGGCTGCTATTGTTGATTTGGATTTATCACAACATGAGGAACTCAAAAGAAAAATAGATGAATTTTCTGAGATTGAAGTTGATGAATTGAATTACATAAAATTGTATAATCCTGTTGAGATTAAGGATATTGATAAGATTGAGGACAAGGCACTGATACTCCTAGAAGAGTTCCTAAAAAATCAGAGTGAGTTACCTGAAGAGAAGATAATGTATACGCAAAAAGTTCCCGGCGTAAAGGATAGTTCTGATGTTACAGACTATACTGCTTCTGAAGCAGATACTGAACCAGTAAAAGACGATTTGGAAGAAGAGATACTAGATACATTAACAGATATTACTGTGAGAAAGGTTGACCCGCTTTATGCCTATATCTTAGAAGAAACTGATGCTTTACCTGCTGGTGCTGTGATAGAAGACCAGTTAGATGACATCGAAGATTTATTGAAGACTGGACTAATTATAGTAGAAGTTGGAGACCTACTACCTGCATTAGAGAAGTTCTTGGCTCATCTTAAGAAAAGTAAGGCAGGTAAACTAAAGGAATATTATCTTCCTGCTATGACTAAAATGATGCCTCGTAAAGACCCTAATCCAGCAATTGCAGAATATCTCAAGATGTTTGCTCAATTTATTGAATATGGTGAAAAGAATGAACTCCAATCTAAAGGTGGAACTACTGGTTTGAAACCAAAGGGTGGGCGGAAAAGAACAGTAATTGGTAGGTCAGGAGTAAATGCTAAGACACATATGAATGACTTCAAGGACTTGGGGATTACTGAGAAGTTTCAACTGCTTCTTGAAAGCATTGTGAAGTTTTTCATTGAGCCTAGTAGAAACCAAAACAGACCATTCGATGATGAACTTCCGTTTATCGAGCAGACAGGAAGTAGGCCAATTGAGAGAATTGCTCAACAGCCACAAACAGGTGAAAGCCCATTCATACATCTTCTAAGGATGGAAGGGGCAGATTGGAAATTGAATAAAGAGCAGTTGAAGCAAATTGCAGACTTTATGAAAACTATTACTGGAATTAATGTAGGAAGCGCACAGAATGAACTGTTGAATAAAACTGAGAATCTAGGCGATTTATTGAATGATATCTTTGCTGGTGAGTTAGAAGAAATGATAGAGATAGAATTGGGTAATTTCCTTCATGGTGTTTTCAGAGATGCAAACCTACCTGATATGAAATTCGGTTTGGGAACAAAGCAGAGTGTAGCAGAATTAAGTGGGAAGTATAAGAAAAATGAAATCTATCCCTTTGAGGCTCTGTTTAATCACATCTATCTCAAGAAGGAATCTTACACTGACAAAGACAGTGGCGTAGACGGAGCAGAAGAATACATTAGACAGATTCAAACTGCGGAACGGGAGTTAGATATCATCAAGTCTCAAGAACAGAAATTGATTCTTCAAGCACATGATGAAATCAGAAAGATGTTAGGTAAACCAATCTACTATGGGATGGCTAGTATTGATAATTATGATGCTGTAAACAGTGCTATCTCTTACATGAGCGAGACATACAATACAGACATAACTGCAATGGATGTCGAGAATGTAGTTAATGAATTAGACTCAATGAACAATATCAGTGTGAAGTATGGTGTTCCTGAAGAGGGGGTCTATTTCCTCAAGGCAAACTTCAGGTGAGGAAATGGCAGACATACAAATCAAAGAAGTATCCCAACAAGATGCTTTTGATATGTGGAATAGGGATAACCCTGATGACCCGTTTGTGAGGGATGTTCCTTCTTGGTATGATTTGGATAATTGGCTTATCAGAACAAATGATGGTGAAGTTGTTGGTGTTGCTGGATACAGTGACAAGGGAGACTATGGTATCTTAGGCGGGTTGAAGGCGAGAGACAAAGATGCACCGAAGGGTGGAGGAAACTGGAAGGCACTCTTGCAATATAGGATGGACAAGTTAGCAGGTAAGCCTAAGATTGTAGGTCTTAGGTCTAAAAAAATGCCACAGAAAACATGGGTTGCTATGCATAGAAATCTAAAATTTCAAACTGATGACTTGATGGGAATACCTGAAGATGTAGTGAATAACTTTCGACAGAGATATGGAGATGATTGGGGAATCAAGAAGAACTTGGGTTGGAGATTTATTATTACGAGAGGTGCTTTCTAGTGAATGAACTGGACAATCTCGATTTTGTATCTGCAATGGATATGGAGATTTCTAAGACTTCTTTTCCATATTTCTTTCAGAATGTATTGGGGATGATGTTTCCTCCTTACATGCAAGAATGGTTAGAATCAATGGAGAAGACAGACAGGACAGTTATTATTTGTAGCAGAGACCACGGAAAATCCGTCTTCATGCATTGTTGGGTTGTATGGAATTTGATATTCCAAGAGCCACCATTTCAGATGCTTTACATTTCTTCTAACCAAAAGCAGACTCTCGTTCACATGAGGGAGATTGACAGATACTTCAATCATCCAGCATTGAAACAATTCAAGCCTAGTCGTGGATGGGCAATTGGAAATATTCAACTTACCAACGGCAATGCGATTCTAGAGCGTTCCGTTGGTTCTCAGATTCGTGGACTTCACCCACAGGAGATTATCATTGACGACCCCTTGAAGGAGTTCAGCCTCGCTGGTATTCAGAGAGTCACTGACTGGTTCTTCGGTGACATGATTCCTACTTTGCATCACACATCTAAGTTACGAATGATTGGAACTCCGTTCACATATACTGATATTTTTGCACAGTTAGAAGAAAATCAAGCCTACACGGTGACAAAGTATCCATGTCTAAATGCATTGAATGAACCATTATGGCCTGAGCGTTGGGACTTCGATGCACTCATGCAGAGAAAGGCTGAGATAGGTTCTCTCAAGTTTACAAGAGAATACTTGTGTGTTCCTATCTCTACTGGAACTGCTCTCTTCAATCCTGAGTTCGTGAATAATTGTAAGAACAAAGAATATGTTCTGAAGTTGGGTCATAGAAAGGATAAGGGATACCGATACTATGTTGGTGTTGACCCTGCTATTTCGACTGATGGAGACTACAATGTAATCACAGTTCTAGAAGTTGATGATGAACAAAACAAAACTATCGTGCATATTGACCGAGCAAAGAACATAGAATTCAGAGAGAACATAGAGAAGATTCGTTTGATTGGTAAAGTCTTCGAGCCGGAAGAGATTCTGTTTGAGACTAACACATTTGCGAAGGCGTTTACTCAAGAATTGAAAAACATGACAGATTTGAATGTTAGAGATTTCAATACAACAAGAAGGAAGAAACAAGAGATTATTCTTAATTTACAAATGAATATAGAGAATGGTAAGATGAATTTTCCATATGGCGATAATTCTAGTAGAAGGGTAACTAACTTACTCATAGAAGAGTTGTCTATGTTCTCAATTACTGCCGCAGGTAAATTTGAGGGAGTAGGAGCGCATGACGATTTAGTGATGAGTTTGGCTTTAGCAAATGCTGCCTCACAGGGAACAGGAGAGCAGTTTGTTTTACTAGATGACATGGACATCTTTGATGAACCTACTACTACTCGCAATCGTGTATCGGGTATCATGGGCATGAATTTTTGAGGTGATAAAATGGGTGAGAAGGGAGATAAACTTAGGGAAGCGGCAGAACTTGCTGACCAAGAAGAAGAACTCCGTGAAAGGCAAGAAGCACTCACTGAAGAACTCAAAAGCCAATGGTTAGAATCACAACCAATAAGCAGTCACTTTGAGATAGAGAAGAGATTTGCAGAAGAATACAATCTTGGTCTCACTGATGCTAGAAAGGCAATTCGATTTGATTTGAAAAAATATCAGATAGAAGGAAAAGACATCCCTATGATGATAAAGGAACTCAGGCTATATCGTAGAACACTGAAAGGTGAGCCTAAGATAGCGGTAACAAAATCCATTGACAATCTCATCAATGCCTATTCTTCTCATTTAGATAGTAGTTTAGATAAGGTCTATTGGATTAAGAAGTATAAATCTGCATTGAAGGATATGGCGTTATCTGAAGAAAACATAATCAAATTATCATTGATTGATGATGAAGAGACTAGAAGAAAAGTTGTAGATACATTATGTAAGTATTGGGAAGCGAGAATAGAAAGAGATGGTATCCCATATAATTCAGAATATGCCAAGTTAACTAAAGAGATGTCTGAGACAAAGAGAGAGGTCAAGAAATCAATCAAAAAATATGTTGTTAACATTGGCCCTAAAGAATTAATCAAGAAACATATCGTCAGATTGGTCACTGAAGAACAAGGCATTTCTGCAAGACAAGTTCATGAAAGATTACCAAAGAATTTGTTTAGAAAATCTTCTCCTAGCATGATTGCTAAATTAGCAAAATCATCTAATGTGACAAATGTTGATGGTGCATTGTTCAAGATGAGTGATGAAATCAAGAAAGACATCTATGCATACACTGCGGCATTCATTGACTCGGATGGATACATCACAATGGATAAGAATCACAACCCAAGAGTAGGATTAGTAGCAACAGGAGATAGAGGTAAAGCCTTCATGTTGGAGATGCATAAATCACTAGGATGTGGTAGATTGCATCTAGACCAAAAATCCCCACAAGACACTAAACCAATTAATAGGTTAAATTTCTATTCTAGAAAGGATGTGGGTGAAATCCTAAGTAAGTGTATGCCCTATTTCAAATTGAAGAAAAAGAACGCTCAAATTCTTGTGGAACTTCTTCGTATGAAAAAGAGCCATAAGAAAGCAGACTGGTATAAGGCTAGGAAAGTAGAACTATTCAAACTCATGAAGTATGAAAATCATAAGGATGATAAGAATTATGATTTCGCAAAGTATGAAATTGATATAGATACTGTTGCTAAATACTATGACAATGACAAGACAAAGGAGATGGATAAGTTGGAGGCCGTGTTGAAAGAGGATTCTGTTGATGCGGCTATTGATGACTTAGAAGAAATCGCAGAAGATTATGATTTGGATGAACATGATTGGAGTTCTGTGGATGATGCTTCTGATTATTTATTCGAGCATAAAGTGAACGATGAGGAGGAATAAAATGGTAGAAGAAAAAAGACCCTCGTTGTTTCGGCGTTTAACTCGCAGAACAACACCCAAACCACAAGACAGAACAATATACAATCCGGGTATTCAGGAGAAGGACACTTCTTATCTGATTACTGCCCCAATCATTTATCATGTAACATATCAATCAGTGATTGCTAGAACCTGCATTACACAATTGAAGAACGAGATATTCAGGAGAGGATATACTTGGGAAGAGAAATTTACGGTTAGATGTGGAGACTGCGGAAGAGAACACAAACAGGCAACTCTAGAATGTGTTGATTGTGGTAGCACTAATCTCATTAAGCCTGATAGAGAACAACTCAAGTATATTCACAAGTTATTAGATGGTCATGTAAACAAAGGGGAGCAGATGTTCATTGATGTTCTCAAGGAACTTGAAGATGACTTGAATATCATGGATGATGCATATCTTGTGATGGTCAAGGAATACTATGTAGATGGGAACGGAGATATTCGTATGCATCGAATCAAGGAAGTTTATCGTGGAGACCCCGTTACTATGCATATCTATGCGGATGAGAATGGTGAGAGAGGACATCAAGGTTATACTTGCTTGAATCATAGAGATTTCATTAGCACATCAATTAGTGAGTGTTGTGAGCATTGTGGTTCTGAATTACATCCTGTTCACTATGTAAATAGGGTGAATGGAACTGAACAGTATTTCATTGAGGGAGAAGTTCTACACTTCAGTAAATATGCTCCTTCAAGATTGTATGGTCAGTCTCCAATCATGACTCTTTGGAATCACATTACAACTCTAATTGCTATGGAGAACTATGTCAATTCTTCATACACCAAAGCAAGGATGCCAAGAGGATTGCTTGCTGTGCAGACTAGAAACATGGAATCCATGAAGTCGTTTTGGCGAGGTGTCAAGGAGAAGATGGAGCAAGACCCTCATTTCATACCAGTTATGGGGATAGAATCTGAAGGTGGAAAGGGAGGTATTGAATGGATTAAATTCATGGATAGTCTGAAGGAGATGGACTACATACAAGTCAAGGAAGACTTGAGAGATAGAATCGCTGCCTTCTATGGAGTGAGTAAAATCTTCATGGCAGATAACTCTGCAAGTGGTGGTTTGAACAACGAGGGTATGCAGATACTCGTAACTAACAGGGCAGTTGAGATGGCACAGACGATTTGGAATGAATATGTATTCCCATTCATGACGAAGGAGTTTGGAATCACAGATTGGGAATTGAAACTGCCACCTTCTGAAGAAGAGGATGAGATTGCCAAATTGAGGAAGAGAGAGATTGAGGTTAATGTGGCTGCATCAATCAAGAATCTAGGGTTTGAGGTTGACATGGATGATGAGGGTAGATTCACTTTCAAGAAACCTGACCCTCAACCTGAAGCCCCACCACAAGAAGGGGCAGAGGGGGAAGTAGAAACTGACCCATACGCAGGAACTGATATTGATGCAAGTCAATTAGGACAGTTGCAAGAACAGGCTTTGATGGGTGGTCAAGGCGGTGGAGAGACTAGAAACAAACCATCTATGGAAACTGGCCCTGATAAGAGATTCACTGGATTACCAAGAGAGGCAGGGAATGAAAATGTTGATTCACGGACAGAGAGGCGGGTAGGTTGAGCGAACTCCTCGACATCGTGAAGAAGTGGAAAGAAGAAACAGAAAAGCGTAATGCAGAAACGGATGAGAGAATAAGAAAAGATTTGGAGAGAATACAAGATGACATGGTGGAACATAATTAAAGTCGCAGGACAAGAAATGGCAGGTGGAGATATGGGGGCTACTAGTGATGGTGGAATCAAACCTGCAAAGGATTTGGAAGAAGCAAGGGAACATCCAGTTGACCCGGAATTGGCAGAGGAAAAGCAGGATATAGAAGATGTAGAATATGCAGATTACTAAGGTGAATAAAATGACAGAAGAAAAGAAAAGTGTAAGACAATTAGAAAGAGAACTAGCGAATGCAAGGGCAGAGCAATATGCTCACCATAATAGAGAAGCCACAAAGAATAGAGATTTCTCTGTTGGTGGTGTAGACCCTAACACAGTAAAGAAGGAACGACCTGATGCTTCAGATGTTCCTGATGCTGTGTTGCTTCCTAAGAAAAAAAGGCCAAGAACTCCTAACAATCCTTGGGGATGATTAAATGACACAGACGCAAAATTTCATGGATGTTTTGCGTAAGAAGAAGAAAGATGAAGATTACTTTACTGGTGAAGAGGATATTGCTGATTTCGGAGGCGATGTTGAGCAAGATACTGATGCAGCAGTTGAGGTTTCGTCTGATGATGCATATGAAACATCTTTAGGTGAATATCGGGAAAAGGATGTTAAGAGGACTAAAAGGCAAAAAGAAGCAGAACAGTCAAAAAAGGATAGAGCCGCTAACATTCGTTTATGGAAAATAATCCTAGAAGAATACAGCCAACATGGTGATATTCAACATGAGAATTTAAGTCAGCCTCTGATTCAATTTTCTAAATCGTTTCTTAGGCCGAAGGCAGCAAGTGCTGAGAAAATTATGAGGTTCTATCGTTCTTTAGTTCCTAAAAATAAGGATGAAATGCCAACGGCAGATGAAGAATTATTAGATTTGTTCTATGAAAAAATGACTGTTGAGAACATAAAGGGTTTAGAATTACTTCAAAATAAATTTCAACGAGAAGAAAGAATATACAATGGTAAAGAGTCATTAGAAGTTTTACGAGATTTCCTTCAAACGGTAAGTGAGGTCAGAGCCTCTGCTCTTACTGGAAAGGGTATGACTAGACTGAAATTGGATAAACTAAACCGACTCATTAAACTAGGATTGAAACAGGCTGATTTCAGTGAAGGAGGAAATTTGCAAGCAGATGATTTGGATATGTTATTGCAGAAGTTTAGGGTAGTTATCCTCACTCTTTCAAAGATAAAAAGAGAGCAAAAAAAGTTATTCAAGAAGGCCGACAACCCATCTCAAACTAGACTTCCCAAGTATGTCCAGCGTAAGATAAACCAAGTAAAAATAAAGGATGAGAAAAAGAGGAAAGAAGCACAGCAAAAAATAGCGAGGGATTATTGGGACTCTATAACGGGTAAAAAGGAACGAACACCCAAAGAACAAAAAAGAGTTCAAAGAATAATGGATTCTGTAATAAATCGCTACAAGACAAAGTGGGATTCTCTTTCTCCTGAAGAACAGAAGAAATTCAGAAAGAAGAAAGATGTAACTGGGCTGCTTAGAAGATTTAATCAGGATGCAAAGACTTACAGATTTGACCTAAATGTTGAAGATAGAAATTGGGAAGTTGATGAAACACAGGATGAAACACAGGATGAATCAGAACCAACGCCGTATGATAATCTTGATTTCACAAGAAGAGGAACTATACTGCCTGATGAGACAGCAGACCAAATTGACTATCTGATTGATAAGGTCGAAGAAGCATATCAAACTGTTTCTAATTTAGTAGATACTCCTAAAGAAAAGGGAATCTTTGCGACAGCAGAAAGAACCAAGAAAATAATGAAAACATTAGTAGATGAAATGATAGGAGATTTCAAATTCACTATAAATAATAATGAAAAGAGGGCAATTAAAATTAACTGAGTAGTTTTGGGAATGGATAATATGTCATGGCAGGAGATACTCAAGGCTTCAGAATTTCTTGAGAAATTAGAGCCTAAGCAGAAGAAGAAACTCAAGAAGTTGCTTCAATCCACACAACCCACAGAATACATGGGTCAAGAAATGACAAAGTTAGAAGATGTAATCAATGAGTTATCAGAACTTGATATGGTGAAAGCAGATAAATCTCTTACTAAGAAGATGAAGTCCTTTTCCGAAAAGAACCTAGATATACTCGCAAGTGCTGCTGAACTTCGTAAAGACTACGAGACACTGTATGACCAAATCAGAGGTGTCGTATATCCAAAGGGGGAGAAGAAATGAGTTGGCAAGATATACTAAAAGATACTAGAAGTGAACTTAAGGAAATGTTCAGTCAGGATGAAGATATAATAGAAAGATATGATTCATCACCCGATGAAGTAAAAAGTTTTGTAGATATGCTATTGGAAAAGATTTCCGAAAATCCTAACACGAAGGCACGATACAAGTCGAGTATTTACGCTATGCTTGGTTTTGGAAGAGAGGATTATTCTACTTCAAAGACTATTGATGCTGAAACTAAAGCAGCAGCAGAATACCTTGAAGATTTAAGCATACAAGATGTTCCTGAATTCAAAGAACTAAAGAGAATGTTTGATGATTTAGAAGAAATGCTTGAAAATAAATTGCCTGTTGCTATTATGAAAAAAGCACCGAAAGAGGCTCAAGAAGGCTTAAGGGATGATAATATCAGAGAACACATTGTTCATTTAGTGCAAGATATGTGGGGCAATAATGATACATTTATTGATGAAACGCTTAGAGCATATATGGAGGGAAGATAAATGAGTTGGCAAGATATAATTAAAGAAGAGAGAGAACTATCGCCCGGTCAGAAGTCATTTATTGATAGGGCAACACGCACATTACATTCACAGAAACAAGAAGAGGCAGAAACCAATGAGGTTATGCAACAACTAAAGGTCATCTATGAATCGCAGATGCAGGATGCCATGCGACAAGCAAGGACAGGAGCAACAATCGCAGAGTTGAAAGATGGCTTAGTTAATGCCTTAGAAAGTGAATTAGAAATCATGGAGTGATTAAGATGAGTAAAGAAGAAGAAAACAGTGAGATGCTACTATTGATGAAAGAACTAGTGGATAGAGTAAAATCCCTAGAAGAACAAGTATACAACAAGGACAATGTTTTGATGAAGGCTGGTCTTGTTGTTCATGAGACTCCAACACCTGCAATGAGTAACAATATGACAACTCCAACAGGTGAAACAATTGGGACTATGTCTTGGGAAGACATACACAAAATGGTGGAGAAAGCAGGGTGATTAAATGCCGGAAAAAGTTACGAAAGAAGAGAAGATTGTCGAGTTGGCAATCAATAAAGCGAAGGAAGTTATACAGGAAGCAGAGCATCTAGGCACTATTGAATTGGATGAAGATGTTATGGGTGAAGAGGTTAAAGTCAAGAAACCAAAGAAGAACCCATCTGAAGAGTCACTACCAAAAACTAGCAACATTGATGGTAAGGAAGACAAAGTAAACGAAGGCTGAAGGTAGATGAGAGATGACTACTTCAGGCGTGGCCTTTGAAAAAGAGACTAAGGCATTAACAAAACGAGTCTTAGATTTTTTTGAGAGGGTGCGCTATGCATACCTTTCTGCTAAAGAGAATCCAAAGGAATATGGTAAGAAGTGGAAATCTACTGTCAAATCAATACGAGAGGAACACGATGGTCTTGGTGAGTTTGCTAGGGAATTGAAAGAATTCGTCACTGAAAAAGAACTCTTTGATGATAAGGCATATGATGTAGAATCAAGCACTGCTAAAGGCATCTATGAAGATATCAAAAGAATGAGGTTTGAGTCTGCTGGTGCGGCAGACCCATTCTCTAAACAACTTGGAGAAAAGGTCTTGGAAGTTTTGTTGAAAGACAAAGCGACATTTGCAGCATTCATTCATTATGCCATGCGTAGCCATGCTAACCCAATACCGAAAAAGGCATGGGAAGAAAATAATTTGAAGCCTGATGAAATAACTCAGGGTTCTATGGGTCTTGATATAGAAGAGAAGGATATCCCATTGTATATCATTGAGCATTATGGTGACGACAAGGATAGTAAAAGAGTGAAGGGTAAATTCAAGGAAGCACTTGCAACATTGAAGGAAGTATTTGGTGAGACATATTCAGATGATAAATGGCAAGCGTTGGAAGAAATAGACATCGCTAAGTCTGATGATGAGAAGCAAGAGATAGATTTTCTAATCCCTAACAAGCCGATGTATCGAATATTTGAATTGAAGGATATGGAAGATATCAAGGGGATGAGTGGGGAGTTTGTAGTCCAAGAGAAGTATGATGGAATGCGAATACAGATTCATAAGTTTGAGAAGAAGGTGAAAGTCTACTCCTATAATCAAAAAGATATCACCGATAAATGTCCTGATATAGTGGAGAAGATGGACAAGAAAGCATTTGGTGATTGCATCTTAGATGGAGAACTAATGTTGTTTCAAGGAGATGAGGCACTACATAGGGCGAGTGTAATTACTCATATATTCAAGAAGGAGATTGAGGGAACTAAACTTAGAGCGCATGTTTTCGATGTAATGAAACATGAAGGAAAAGACTTGACTGATGAGCCTCTTCGTGAAAGAATCAATATTATGTTCTATCAATATGCACAACACTCATCTGAAGAATTGGCGTTTCCTTCCAAGAAAGATACTAGAATAGCAGATTCGGTTAAGGAAGTTGGAGAATATGCTGAGAAGATTATGGAGATGCCAACTTCTGAAGGTGTAGTCATAAAGGACATAGAATCCACATATTACATCGGCAAGAAGAAGAATCCTAAGTGGATTAAATGGAAGAAGTATGTTGATTTGGATGTGATTGTTCTAGAAGACAAGAAAACCAAGAGTGGCCTACATTCCTATACAATGGGGATAGGGCCATTAAGTGCTGAACAAACTAGGGAATACAAGACAGTGGAATTAGAAGATAAGAACTATCTTCCTGTTGGTAAGGCTCTAAATACGAAAGTTTCTGTTGATGTCGGTAGTATAATTCGAGTTAAGGTAGATGAAGTCACCAAGAAAGAAAAAGGATTCAGTCTTTACTCTGCTAAAGTCATAGAATTACCTGAAGTAGAAGAGTCTGATAAATTAGAGACATTAGAACAGTTAGCAACGAAAACAAAGAAAGCACTAGTGCCAAAGCATCCTTTCATTAAGCCATCTGATTTGGCTAACCCTCTTACTGTAATTGCAGAGTTACAAAGAGAGAAGAAAAATAAGAAGAAAATCAAAAAATATCTTGTCACAGATTACATTCATGGTGAAGCAGAAATAATCTGCAAGCACGACTTAGAGGGTTTTACCATCTATGGGTTTGAAGGAGATTCTCTAATGCAGAAGAATGCTATTGCGTCTATGGATGAGATGAAAGAACAGTTAGATAAATTCATGAAGTCTCGTAAGTCAAAACTAAGGGTTGCTATAAGGGCAATGTTAGAAGAGAATGATGCTCCAATGGAGTTTGATGACATTGAAGAAAAACTCAGAGTGACCGATGGAGATGCGTATGAGGAGATATTTGAGAATAAACCAAAGGAACTAATGTCTTGGATGAAGAATCAAGATTCGTTTATTTTCATATCACCAAACAAATTCGATGCATCTCCTTACAATATCCAAAAGGACAATGAAGAAGATGAGGTAGTTGGAGAATTTGAAGTTCGTCAGCGTGATGATGGAAATCTAGATTTTATTATTCAAACTGAGAATAAGAAAATGGCTTGGCTTATTGATATTGACGAGCCTGAGAATATCTATGATTTGTTTGGTAAGTCAGGAAAGTATCCTGCTAAGGTTGCAGAAACCGTAGATAGCACAAAGATACTTGATGAGGGGGATTTAATCTTCGGTGTTCAGAAAGATGGATATCATGAATATAGAATGGAAGGAGATAAGTTTCAAACACGCATTCATTTCCGAGTAGTTCCATTAGATGAAAAGAAGTCTTGGATAGTATGGACAGGAAAGAAACAAGAGATGTTAGATGATTCATCTGATGAAGGAATCATTGATATTACAAAGGATAAGTTTAGCAATTTAGAACTGCCTGAATAACCACCTACTTATTATAGTAAGAAAAATAGGTGCAGTGAGTGTTCGCAGAGCAGGAGGTATTGATTAAGCAAGATAGTGTTGCTGGTTTTCAGATTCTAAAGTCGGATAACTTAGTGATTGGAGGCTATGCATCTATCGAAATAGTAGACAAGCAGAATGACTTGATTACTCTCGAAGCACTAGAAAAAGCAGTTCAAGATTTCATGAGTGAGAAATCTTACAGAAATGTCATGTCTAATCATTCCAATGTTCAGGTAGGAGAGGTGATAGAGCAATACCGAGATACCAATGGTGTATTACACAAGACAGGTGTAGATGGTGTCGGATTCTATGTGGTTATCAAAATGAGAGATGACATAGAGAAGGCAAAGGAAATCAATAGGGGTATCAGGAAAGGAACATTACGCTCTTTCAGTATAGGTGGACAAGCAATATCAAAGAGAGAGAGAAAATCGGAGGAATACGGGGAATACAACGAGATTGACAACTTGGAGTTGCATGAAGTTACTATATGTGAAAAAGGAATAAACCCTGAAGCGAAATTCGACATTTTGAAACAAGCGAAAGGAGGTAAAGAAATGACGGAAAAACTAGAGAAAGCACTAGAGGAACTTAATGGTCTGTTAACTCAGGTCAGAGAGGTCACTGGTGACTCAATCGAAAAGGAAGAAGAATTGGAGACAATGGATATGAATGAAGAAGAAATGACGAAAGAAGAAGAGGAAGTCGAGATGATGGAATCTGAGGAAGTTGAGAGCATGGATATGGAAGAGAAGGCTCTTGATGAGGACTCTACAAGAGACTATGAGGCCGGAGAAGAGGTAGTTAGTGGCGGAAAGCCAAAGGCTGCTCCTGCTGCGCTATCAGTTTCTAAGGGTCTAGAATCAGAAGATTTCACTACTCTCGATTTGAGTGCTGAAAATGTAGAGAAGGCTTACGAGGCTTTCAAGGCAGAGCAATTGGAGAAACTTGCATACGATAATCTATCGAAGCAGTTTGCTGACAGATTTGCTGCTGAACTTGATGTTAAGAAGTCGGCTGCTGAGAGAGCAGAATACGATGCTCACGCAGAAGTTAGTGCTTTGAAGGAGGAGTTTGCAGAACTACGCAAGTCTCTTTCAGCAAAGGACAGCGAGATACAAAAGGCAACAGAAGTTGCAATGTCACTCCCTGAAGGATTCCCAACAACTGCTGAAGCAGTCGCTGAGATGTCATGGGGAGACATACACAACTTTGCAAGGAAGGTGAACTAGATGAGTGGATATATTAACACAGTTAAAGACTTAGAAGCAGCCACCTACGGATACGCTGGCGCACAGGGCAATGCTCTGTTGAAGGCTGCTGGTGTTGTCGGTGGTTTCGGAACGCCCCACGATGCAGCAAGCAACCCGTTTTCTGCTGCTAGTGGGTTAGGAGACCTATACAATGTTCTTTACGGACAGAAAGTATGGTCTATGCTAAACCAAGAGGTTAACCCTCTTGCTATGCTCGCAAAGAGACCATACACATCCAGTGGATGGAGAGTCCTAAAGAGCAGAGCGCAGGGTGGTTCAGGTTCTGCATTCGGAATAGGAACTGGCAGCGAAGGTTCAGATACACCAAGAGCCGACAAGATTGGTGGTGTTGGTGAGAACGCAACTCTAGGAACTGGAAATGATATCCCACCGATTGCTCCTCAGTATGAGAAACTATATGTCAGTCCAAAGACTGTTGCTCATCTGTTTGAGTTCTCGGAACTTGGTATGGAACTAGCCGCTATTGATGACGGTGTTGGTGACATTCGTGCAATCGTTAGAGAGGACATGGGTAAACTACACGCAGAGACTCAGAGCAAGATGCTAGTAATGCCTCTTGAGAGATATGATGACGGAACTGCAACAACCATCGAGCGAAACTACACTTCTCTGATGAAGGTATGTTCGTCTGCTGGTGAGATTGCCGCTATGTATAACGCAAACCTACTAAACACTGGTGCTAACAACGGAGATAACTCCGCAGTTGTAGCAGATGTAGTAAGACTATTCGGAACTTCCCGAACTGTGTCTGTTTCAAGCAACAGTGCAACTGGAACTGCTTCCTTCTTGGATGCAGAGGTTGACTTCGGTGACGGATACGCCGCAGGTGATGCTAGAGTTCTAACTCTAACAATGCTTAACGACATGATTCGCAGAATCAGGCAGAACGGCGGAAACCCAAAGGTTATCCTAACAGGATACGACACTGTTCAGCATCTTGCTGACCTTCTACAAAGCCAAGAGAGATTCATGGACAGGAAGGAAGTCGTGCCTACCCACAATGGAGTTCGTGGAGTAAAGGGAGCAGAGGTTGGATTCAGAGTTGCAACATACTACGACATCCCAATCATCCCAACCAAGGACATGCCATCTACTGGTAGCAACACCACAAACGAGTTGAGTGACATACTCATTCTAGATACAGACCATCTATGGCTATCTGTAATGAAGCCTACTCAGTATTTCGAGGATGGTATCACTAGTGGAAACCCATTCGGTGTTGGCAAACTCGGAAACCAAGGAATGTATCGAACTATGGCTGAGACCGGATGTTCGTTCTTCAAGGGTCAAGGAAAGATAACCAACATCAAGAGTGCGTGAGGTGATTAGAGATGGCACATTCGGTTGCTTTGGTGGCTGACCATAAGGGCGTTACTGCCCCAAAGGTCGCTGGCGATGAGTATCTTGTAGATGCTACCATCAATATCACTGCCTATGTTCAGGGTGGAGTAACTGTAACTGCTGCTTCATTGGGTCTGTCTTCCCTACACTGTGTCCTTGTGACTGGTGTAGAGGAGATTGGACACTCTGCAAGAGCCGTAATCAGCACCGCAGGTGCATATGAGTCAGGAACAAGTTTCAAACTAATCCTGTCTACTGGTGCGGCACAACAGTCAGGAACAGGTGACGAAGGCATGGTAAGAGTCCGTGTCTACGGAAATCTCTGAAATAAAAACGATTAAGTGATGACGCAAAGTAGTGGCCTCTGCCCGTCATAGGGCAGGGGTCACTACCAACAAAAAAATTAGGTGTTATTATGGCAAAAGTAAAGTTAGCAAGGCATAGACCAACTGGCCCTCTTCTATTGCGAAGAGGTGGTCAGACATACGCATTAACAGCGCAAGAAGAAACAGTTGTTCCTTTAGGAATAGCAATTGGAATGCTAGGAGATGAAGGACTCCTAGTGGAACTAGATGCACAAGATGCAACAGAAGTTCTAACACTAAATGAGTATCTTCTCAATCTACTAAAGAGAGAATTTAGTATTGAGGGAGATGCTAAGGCAGTTAAGGCTGCATTATTTCCTTCAGCAAAGAAGGCATTCATACCCAATCTAATCAAGGAGACTCCCGTAGAGGAGACTCCCGTAGTTGAAGAACCAGTCATAGAAGAGGCTGTTGAAGAGGAAACTGCGGAAGAAGAGGTTGTGGAAGAGCCAACAGAAGATGAGTCAGAGGACTTGTCTAAACTTACCGTCAAGGAATTAAAAGAAAGACTAGAGGAGAAGGGTCTTTCCACTGACGGTCTCAAAGCAGATTTAATAGAGAGATTGTCGGGGGCAGAGTGATGGCTACTCCAACCTGCAATTCAACAGGAGTTCTTTCTACATCTACGGTTGCAGTAAAGAACCATGCTAAAATCATGAGTGTTCATGCTACATCTACTGCAAACGCTCTAATGACTGTCAAGATATGGGACAGTAACAATACTACTACTTCGGGCAAGAAGGAGGTTGCTCGATTACAATTACATGCAGGTGGAACAGCACAAACAATAGAACAAGACCTACACGGTGTCCTAGTTGCAAATGGCATATATGTTCAAATATCCACAGGCACAGGAACTGTTTCAGTTAATTACGCTTGAGGTGGATAGTATGCCAAGTATAGATACAGATACAAAACTAATAATGACTATACTGTTCGTAGGAGCAGTAAGTGGAGTAAATGTCTACTTCTACGCCACAGTAGCAGACATGCTATTGTTTGGCACATACATTCATGCCATTCTATTTGGTGTTTTGACTGTCGGTGGAATAATGATAATGAAAGCATTGTTCGACTTACTCCTGAATGACTACATTGAGGATTTCTTACTACAACGACAAATCAACAACTATTGGGATAGAAAGGCGAGAGAGGAAGACAACAGGAAGAGGGTCAGGGAGTCATTAAGAAACTTCCAGCAGCAATTTGGTATAGCCAACACACCTTATGGTGACAACATGATGCCTAATTTGCCAATTGAGAACAAAGAACCCACTACGGTTAGTCCTACTTTCTTGACTGGATTCCAAGAGTGATTTGAATGGTAAGTGAAATCTTATTCGGAATGGATGAGACTACACTGGCCTACGATTTACAAAGAGCGCATTCGGCTGATGTTTGGTTTCTAAGAGCAAGATTTTGGCTTTGGGGAACAATTGGTTCAGTAGTAAGTTTCTTTTTGGGACATGCTATTTCTCTTTGGGGAATTAACCTTTACAGTAGTGGATGGCATCTGCTTTCCTCACTTTGGGGCGGTCACTGATTTCTCAATCATTTTAATGCTAATTAGCATCCGACTCACTGACGAGGTGATAGCATGTCGGTGATGGCAGGTTTTGCAATACTCATTGTAGAGGCTATGAATAAATTGTATAATAGACTTCATGCTATCAATTTTGGTGTATATGGAGCAAGTCAGGCAGGTAAAACAACACTGCATAAACAATTAACCACAAGAGGTGAAGTTCCTGACATACGGAAAAGAACTGTTGGCAGACAAAGAGCGACACGCAAGTTTGTCAAATTAGATGGTGATGCTCATACTGTCAAGACTGCTGATATTGGGGGTCAGACTGTTTATTGGGAAGAATGGGTTAGAGATATGCGAGGAAGACATGTCAAGTATATCATATTCTTATTTGATGATAGACATTTAGATAAGCACTATGATATCGAGCAACAACTGTCTTGGACATTTTTAGTTGACACCATCTGTAATCCATATTGGGAAATTGGTGGTAGAAAAAAGAAGAAACAAGAACATGATTATCCTTTAGCAGTCGGCCTTTGGGCAAATAAGTATGACTTGTGGAAAGATAGGTATCCTTTCGATGGCAAAATAGAGAACCATCCTATTTTTGAATCCTTCAAACCCGGCCTTCAGAAACTAAATGATAGTGGAATTCCTTGCTTCAAATACATCGTTAGTGCAAAATCAGATTCTGAAATGGTATATCGTGGAATATTAACAATGATAAAAGACTACTAATACATCACAGTAGTCAGGTCTAACTGCCAGCATGGGCTGGCTATTAGAATAGGAGTTGAAAAAATGACAATGCAACAATTTAATCCGCCTAGTTTGATTGGTGCTACGAATGCCACTGTTAATGCAGGAACTAATCCATTTATGGATAGGCTAACTGCTGCAAGAGCCGCAGGGCCAATAATGGCATACGAGTATAAATCATTGAAACCAAAGAAACAATTGAAAGAAATCATCAAGGTATTGAAACCGGAAAAGAAAACATTCCTCAAGATACCTTATGGTTTCAAATACAATTTCAAAGATAGATGCGTGATATGTGGAACACAGAAATTTTGGACAGCAGATGACAATAGGAGACCTCCATTACCATTGCATAAAGTTCGCAAGGGATATCCGATGAGAGGAACTTACTGTGAGAAGCATGGTGCAATACACATGCAATATGAGATGTTAGAACAACAGATACTAGCAGAAGAGCATGGGCTTTCTTTTAGTGCCTACATCCCATCAGCAAAGAGTCTTAATCCAGTTAATCTAGTAAAGTCAGGGCCAATCACACAATTGAAGCAGGAAGATATCAATTCTCTTGCCTCTTTAGGATGGAAAATTACACCTCCTGCGAATGAGGCTTCTTCTAAGGAAGAACAACTGTATGCATTAATGATAGAGAACGCTGCTATGTCTGAGAGAATAAAATCTTTATTGACCGAAGGCGTTAAGGTAGAATCACAGGAAGGTGGCGAGTGATGGGTGTATTCGGAACAAGCAACTCTGCCCTTGCCACACAAATGAATCAGATGGGTCAACAGAACTTCAAGTCTGTTAACAACCTACTTACTCTACAAGAAAATCATGTAGAAGAGTTCTTTCAATATCATGGAGAGCCGTTCCTTCAAGCATTGGAGAAGTTAATTGAAGACATTGTTGAAAGAGTAACAAGTCAAATGTTGACTAAACTAAAGTTTGTCAGTAATGCTAATGGTGATTTGGAAGTGCATCCTGATGCATTAGTAGAGTATCAAGGAATAACCCAAGAGAACATTGACTTGGACATCGTGAATCTACTAGCGACTGCTGTTAATTCAGAAGTAATAATGCAAAGGAGAATGGCAAAGCAACAGTATCTAGAATCACAAGGATTTGCTGCACCTTCTGCTGATGGAATGCAAGGAGCGCAAGCAAGTATGGGAAGTAATATGCAAGGCATGACCCCCCAAAACATACAGGGCGCACCTGCTATGGGAGGAATGAACCAGCAGATGATGCAACAGCAGATGGCTATGAACAATGGTAGCGGATATCCAATACCCCCTAGTGGCTATGACCAATACAATAACCCATACTGGATTGACCCTACTACGGGACAACCCTCATACACTCCACCAACAAGTGGTCTTGGATTGGCTGGTGCTTTGAGCAAAGGCGTTGCATGGGCAAAGTGGTTAGCATAGGTGGAGTTTGATGTATGACCATAACTATCAGCGAGAATAATGCTAAAGGAATTAAAGCAAAATTTGTTCTTACTGATGGAGAAGTAAACACTGCTGATTTTGATAAATCAACAGACGCTTCAAGGCTATTGAAAGTATTTGTCTTGAAGATGCTTGCACAGGTTACTAGATTAAAATTCAAGAAATTCGGTGAGTTAGACAAACAAGCAGTTAATCGTATCTTTGCTAAAGTAAGACGATTAGATAATGATGATTTTGATACCGAAGAAGAATATGACAAATACAAGGAATACATGGAAACCTTAACTAGAAAAGCGATGAATGCACCAGTCTTAGAAACAATGTCTACATTATCAGGACACTTCAAAGGTAAGTCTCCGAAGGTTAATGTCTTTGGTGAAAAGAAAAAAGGAAAAACAAAGCAGGATGTTTCTGTTCATGAAGCCGTAGAAAACAACAGAGCCACATTTAATGAGATAACCAACCCGATATATCTAGGTCAGACATATGAAGGAATGCATGGTAAATCATCACCTCTTATGCAAAGAGTAGATGAAGGCAGGTCATTGTTTGACGATGACTTTCCTACTCCAACTGGTGAGAATGACAGAACCACTCCTCATCACGAACATTCTTGGCAAAGAACGATAGTGTATGATACTGAAGATTACATTCGTAAGAAGTTTACAAATGCTGGTTATGATATTAGAAAACCATACTGGATTGACTCTGATGGTGAAGAAACCTATACTCCACCATCAAGTCCCGGCCACTTAGTAATGGATACTGACTTGAAAGAGAAGGGGCAGTTCCAACCAGTCTCAACCGCAGTGTCACAATATAGAAGACTAGGAAGCAAAGGGAAGAGAACTACTCAAAGGACAACAATAGACAATAAAAGGATACCAACTGCTCAAGCAAAAATGCTTGGTCATGAATATTCTATAATGTGGCTTATTGAAGATAAAAAACCCGGAAAGAGGGGCGGCATGATAAAGGGTAAGCGGATAAAGGAAATACATTTACTCAAAGATGATACTGTTATTGGTAAATATGATAGTTACTCTACTACTCAACCTGACCCACATACTGTAACTGAAGATGATATTCCACTTGCAAATTCACAACCCAGTTATACTGAATTGAAGGCGAAAATAAAAGAAGAACTCAATGGCTTAGATGCTGATAAAATTGGAAAATATCTACTAGAAGAATCCAATCTGATGAAGCCTAGAAAAACAAGAGATAGAGGTAAGCAAGAAAGAGGGCCATCAAAAAAGATAGGGGAGGAAGTTCTGAATGTTCCATCTGTCGGAGAACTAACCTTGAATTACCGAGACTTAGATGTAGGCACTCTAACTCTTAGAATATCAACTCTTGATGATGTATTAAAAGACATGTTTGAGAAACTTGAATTCGGTGGAAACATAACGGACAGACCGATATTTATGACCGAAATTAAATTAGATAAAACTGCTGAACTGCAACTTGCAGGAGAAGGAGCATTTGCCAATATTGGTGAAGAATATGTTAAGAGCCTGAATGAATTAGTCAGGGGCGTTAAGACCTTCGCTAATGCGACACGGAGATTTAGGAGTTGATTAAATGCCGAAACTATCCTCCCCAAGTGATTTCACGAATATCAATGCAAACTATTCGCAAGGCAGGGGTTATTACACCACACATACTGATGTATCGCAACTCTTACAGATACAAGCATTCAGTTCATCCACTACTCCTTCAATTGCTGAAGTAGGCTCATTGATTAAGAGAGCAGAAGAAAGAGTTGATGATATTGTAGGTCACTCATATCGGCCTGTAATTTACCATAATGAGTTTCATGGGTTTGAAGCATTCAAGATGGGTGCTTATCCAGTTAACAGATACAAGGACTACATTGGGTTTGTGCAATTGGATAGGAACAATGTTCAGAAGATAGTTCGTTTGGAGGCTTGGCAAGGAACAGAGTATGTTGACTTGGCTTCTGCAACTGCTAAGGTGAAAGTTCCTAGTAGTCCTGAAAGCGGTGCTTGGGTTATTGCGTTGGGAGTAGGAGCATATACATTCAACATAGTAAAGGGAACAGACTTCTACGACAACTATGGGCCTAAGACAACTGCTAGTCAGATAGCAGATGCAATCAATGAGGTATTCCCACATAAAACTGCAAAGTTTACTGGTGAGACTTCTGCTAAATCTGTGACTGCTCAAGGAGCATCTTCCGTAAATATATCTGATTTCTTCTATGCCACAACAGACAGTGAAGCAGGAGATACAGTTGTTATATCATCACTATTGATGGGAGATGACGGGTCTGCTTGCACTATAACATCCACAGTCGGAACAGTCACTCAATTCACAGATAATCAAGACCAACGAAGGTTAGGAGATTATTGGACAATTAACAAGGATGGTAAGATATTCTTTTTGAAGAACTACCCATACTTACATTCCCATTCAATTAGAGTAACTTATGTTAGTGGAGAGTCTAGAGTCCCTGCAACTATTCAAGATGCTACGACAAAGTTGGTTGCGGCTGAAGTAATTCGCCATGATGACAATTCCATACTCATTGCTGAAACAGGCTCTAACATAGACCTAAAGACGAAGCATGATATTCTTCTTGAGGAAGCAAACGCTATACTGAAAGGGAAGAGAGACATTATCCATTTCATACAGTGATTATATGAGCGAAGCCAAGAAGAAATTTATGCAAATACTTGCGTTAGAAAAGGAACGCAATGAAGCATTGAAGGAGTATGAAGAGATATTGGGATTCGATATCAGTTTCTCAGATGATGATGTTCTAAAGAATGCAAAAGATACATTTCTTGCTATATATGTAGAGAATGCTCCACTGGTTATTATGGGGTTAGAGAAGGAGATATGAGTATGGATGAAGTGACTTTTGTAATTAGGTTATTACAGGATAATTGGTCATCTTCAGCATCCGCATTGGTTTCGGCAGGGAATATCACAGCAAACCACAATGCAACTCCAAAATTTATTGATGTTAGGTCAATAGAACCAAATGAAGGAAGAAGAGTTGATGTGGATTCAGAATCAGTATTGATTGTGTATGAAGATAGTGCTTCTACTGATTATCGGACAATTGACTATTCGGCTAGAGATGAAACCTTCACATTCACTTTACATCTTAGAGTTCTACATAGAAGAGATATGACTAGTAACACCTTCTCTAGAGATAGATTGGCAGCATTATACAAAATTGTCAGATATGTTTTTGAAAACAATGCTTTTAGGCCAACTGTATATACGACAGCCGGAGATAGTAGCACACCAGCACTTGGAGATGCAGATTTAATTAAAATTACAAGCAGAAATGAGGCAAACGACAGAGGCAAAAAACTATTGGGATACAAGATTGGAGTCGAAATGAAGAGGTTTGCTAGAACAACATGAGGGATAAAAAATGGTAAGTAATGAAGTATTTGTTGGAGCAAACGCACAAGTCGGACTCTGTCCTGAGATGGATTTGTATTTTCAGGATGCAGTTTTGTCAAATAGCACAACCTTGACGCTATCTACTGGTCAACAGGATTTAGTTCATTTAGTTCCTAGTTTGTATGTAGGATGCACAATTAAGATTGGTGCATTGGCTAGTAATAGTGCTACCTCATATAGAACCATCACAGCAAACACTGCTACTACCATAAGCATAGATTCAGCACCAGTTGACTCTAATGGGGATGCAGTGAGTTCAGGAACTGTGGATGCGACAATACTCTCTTTCGGTGCGCCAGTTTATGCTTCTAGAGATGGTGGAACAAATCCACGAATAGGTTCAGATAATTGGATTGGGCTAGTAAACACATTTACTCCACCTGCTGTCGAAGTGGAAATGAAACAACTCAACCTTGCTGCCGCAGGTGGTAGGAACTTCGATTTCCAATACAAGGGTGCAGAGAGCGTAAGCGGAGGGTCACTAGACCTCTCTCTCAATAACGGTTCTTGGTTATACTACGCATTAGGTAAACTTACTTTCGCCCTTCCGGGAACACATGCTACTCTAGCCAGTGGAACTGGAGAGAACGCAATTGCTGTCAATGCATCGGCAAACAGAATACTCAGGGCTTACGAACACAACAACTACCCTGAGATAGATGCTGGTGGTTCTGACTTGGGTATTGGCAACTTGAGTGTATACAATGGAACAGATATGTTCACCTATACTATCACTGAGGCTGATGATGATGTTCTACCATCCTTTGCTCTTGATGTTGTATACAGAAAGGCGGGACAAGGCGATGGAGCAGTTCTAGATGGTCTTTCACCAAATGAAAATATGCACAGTGTAATCTATACAGGTTGTCAGGTCAACACTATGACTCTCAACTTTGAAGAGGGTCAGGAATTGAAGACAAGCCTAGACTTGGTGACAAGAAGAGCCTTTGACCCTGCCGCCAATTATCTTCCGCTAGGTGGTAATGCTTCTCTTGCTGCTCTAAGTGATACTGAGAATGGAAGAGGCATGGTAAATTACAGTGCTACTGCTGAAGACAACTACCCATTCCTATTCTCTGATGGAACAATCAAACTATTCGGACAAACGCTGGCTAGAGTCAAGGGAGGCTCTTTGACCATCAACAACAACCTAACTCCACAGAGATTCATTGGACAATACAGTAGGGATATTACATCTGCACATCTACCGGGTCAGAGGACATACGAACTCGCATTAACTATGCTCATCACCGACACCAAACTGTGGGATGAGATGAGAAACAAGAACGAATCCACAGGTGCTTTACAACTTACATTCGAGAAGAGTGGCGGGGAGAAGATAGACATTCAACTGGCTGATTACCTAATCAATTCAGTGACTATTCCTTTCCCTGAAGACAAAGGCCCATTAGAAGTAGAAGTAGCCGCTAGTGCTAGAACTTTGACCAGTGCGACATATGTAGGTAAGTGGGCAATTCAAACATTAGGCGGGTCTGCAACAGGTAATTAGGAGGCGTGACCAAGTAGGTAACGCTATCCAATTTTTTATTCCACCAACATGTTTGTTTGTTGGTATTTTGTAAGGTGGAAAGAAAAATGACAGAAAGAAAAATTGTAAGTGATAAGAACATGCTGTTCGCAAGAGCAGCAACCGAATGCCATCAGATTAGGGTATCTCCTGATTCTGATGAATATCTCCAAGTTTGGATTAAAGAACCAACTTGGCTTCAGGTAGAACAGGCACTATCGTCTGTTATGGATATGGATAGTCAAGGACAAACTATGGGTATTAACCTGAATAAAATGTATAGATACATGGTTGAGAACTTCGTAGAGAAGACAGAGCCTCAACTATCTACTACTGATTTAATTCGACTCAACCCCTATATCGGGGCGCAACTAAAGGACATTCTCCCAAATCCATTCATGGATGTTATGGGGGATGATACGGGAAACGAAAACTAATTCGCAGGGCTTTGAAAGGAGGAAGTGTATCAGTAGATGTGGGGATGAAAATTATGCTCTATACTTATTGCACTACCTTCTCAATTAATCCTGCGGTTGCCTACGATACACCAGCGACACTGATTAAAGAAATGTTAGAAATACATAGCGAAGTTAAGACAATGGAACAGGAGGCAATGGAACAAGCAAGAAAGAAGGCGTAATAGATGGGCGATGACATAGAGGACATGCTTGACAGTTTCAAGGATATAGATAGGTCTATTGTTGAAGGTGCTAAGAATTACAGAACCCTTCAAGCATCCATTAGCAAAACTAATTCTCTTTTAACATCTAAAAATTGGGAGATTTTCTCTCGATTCATTTCAGGAACTGGCCTGTGGAGAGTGCAGAATAGAATCAAGGCTATGGTAATGTTTCTGAATGAAATGCAAGATGGTGCTGAAAGAAGAAGGATTGAAGAAGCAAAAAATCTCAAGCAGTATGCTGAGATAGCAGATAATCTAGAGAAAGCAAAAACAATGCAAGAGCAACTACAAATAGCATCATCAGGAACTGCTGCTGAACAAGAAAAGGCATTAGCATATCTAAGAGAAGAATCTCAAATATTCAAAGGGCTTGAGTTCCAATATGGTAAGGGTGAGAAGTCCTTAGAGAAAATGGGAGACTTGATGGAAAGACAAGTTGAAAATGCAAAGAAATTGCAAAAAATCGCTGATAAGGCAGCAGCAAAAAATGAAAAAGGGTTGAAGGGAATAAAGGCTAGGTCTAAAGTTCTACAATCTATTTCTAAATTTACCACTAAGATAAGTGAAACCTCTGAGTATAATGCAGACATACAAAAGAAAATTGATAGTGCTGGTGGTGCAAATCCAATTGATACTTTGGATTTAGGTTCTGCCAAACAGAGTCTCGATAAGAATCAACGAACAGTTCATTTTGCAAAAACCAAAGATGGCGTTACAAAGAAAATCAGTGAAAAACAATACAAAACAATGATAGAAATGCAAAATTACAATAAAAAAATATTCAGATTAAGAAGTAAGACAAGTAAGGTTATAGTTGGTGAAATAGCAAAACCATTCAAGAAAGTATGGAAAAATATCAAGAATATAGCAAAGGGAATAGGTAAACTTGTTCTAGGTATGGCGAAATTAGCAATAGGCTTGTTTTTAGTGTTATTATCAATAATGGTAGGATGGAAATTAATTGAACCATATATGGAAAGCATACGCAAGGCTTTGGATACCTTATGGACAGTATTCAAATCAGGAATGGATTTAGTTGCTTCAGGTGTAGGACAAGTATGGACTGGCCTGAAAGACCTATTCGATGCATTCGTTAATATGGATATTATGGCATTATTGTCTGCTTTTGGAATAATTCTTGGAGGGATATTCAAAATAGGTGTCGGCCTTCTAATGATGACTTTGGGAGCATTATTAGCAGCAGGATGGACATTTATCACAAGTGCTTTTGCTGATGGAGTCACAAAGGCAGAGACTGCTCTTGGGCAAGTTATTGCTGGTGTAGCAAATGTCATTCAGGGAGTATCAGCAGTAGTTGCAGGAGTCTTCTTAGTAATAGGAGTAATTGGACTTGTCGTTGGGGCAGCATTTGCGCTTCCAGCACTAATAGTTGCAGGAATAGCACTAATAATTTGGAAGGTTGCAAGTTGGGTGGTTAAACATGCAGATGAGATTGCAGCATTTATTCAACCAGCAATAGATGAAGTATCCAGTTTCCTTTCATGGATTGGTGGTCTACTTGCTAATATCAAGGATTTGTTTGATAACTTACCATCTGAGATTGCTGACTTCATAGGTGAGAAATTCCAAGAAGCAATGGATGTTGGTGGTAAAGCCAAAGATAAGGTGAAAGAAGTAGGAGGAGCAGTCAAGGGCTTCTTTGGATTAGCAGAAGGAGGAAGAATAAGCAGAGGAGGACTTGCGATTGTAGGAGAGGAAGGGCCGGAATTAGTTTCCCTACCAACAGGCGCACAGGTTCACTCTAATTCAGCATCTAAAGCAATGGCATCCACAGTCACAAATAACATCACTGTGCAAGTAACCGGAAGAGTCGGTGCTTCTGATAATGAGATACGAGACATAGCAAACAAGGTAGCAAGGGAAATCAATTCAAGAATGAATAGAACAGCAACATCGGTGGTGAAATTCTAATGGCGACAAGTGATAGTTATAGCAACTTCAGCGTATGGCTGGAATTACAAAGAAGGAATGAGATAGGTGGAGACAGAGCCGTGAATCGAATACCATTATTCGTTTCAGAAATAGGAATCAATACCACTAAGTCTGTTCCTACAATACCAGTTCCATTTGCTTCGATGGCTACTGGTAAATCTGAAACTCTCGCTTTTGATATGGGTATTGCACAAAAAGCAATATCATTAACAGGTGTGCTATTGAATCAAAGAGTATCTAAGGATACAGGAGAGAGTTCCGCATCCGCAAAGGAAAGAACACTAAGCCCATTTGAAATGGCTCAATTGATTCATTCATATGTAGATAGTAGTGCTGCACAAGACGACCAATCAATGAACAAACTAATCATTCTTATTCCTAGTAGAGTGAACACTAACTTTGACTACCATACCCCGTCAAGCACAGGTCTCATAGGCACTGATGTTAGAGATACAAGTGGGTTGCCCCTCATCCCTTTCACATATGAAAATAGAAGATATGATGAGAGGTTCAAAAGAGCCGCTAACGACTTCTTCGATTCTGTAACTGGCGACACCAATCTTCTATCAATGGCTGACACATCTGCATTTTCTGATGTTAGGAATGCTGATGAGTTAACAGGGATGATGGGATTCATTCGCTCTTTCAATACAACCTTTTCAGGAGAAGAAGGAAATACAGTTCCATTCACCTTGGAGTTTGAGGTTGCTAAGGTTCTAGCAGAGAACCCAATCAACAACATGTAGGTGAAGGGATGGCAACAACAGCACATGTAGGAGATACAAGGGCATTGGTCTTTCCTGTGATGTGTGATGGATATCTGAAGATAGAGTATGATGACTACAATAGTGACAATCTAACTGGCAGTAACACAATAGATTTGTCTAGAAATCAACTATGGGATTATGGTGGGCCTTTCTCGATAGAGGCAATTATAACTCCGTATGATGTAAATGGAATCGGACACAGAACAAGTGGTCAGGGAAGATTGGATAGCACTAAGACTCCACCTAGCCCTAACTTGTCCTTGGATGACCAAACAAATAATACATCTAATTATCAAAGCGTATCTTATTTCGGGGCTGGAAGAAACACACACAAGATGATGATATTTTGCAATGACTATCTGAAGTTCTATCTACAAAACACGACATCATCTAATTTCAATCAACCAGCAGAATACAAACTAGTTGTTGAATTAACAGATTCTGTTGGAACACCAATAGCACACACAGTAGCGAGTGACCCTGTATTTGTATCTAAGAAAAATCTGCATGGATACTATGATGCTGATGGATTTTATGATGGTATTACAACATCTAAAACTAAGATAACTAGTAGTGCAACAGGGTCTCTACCAACTGCGACAGCAGAGATAACAGGGAATTTGGCTAGTTTCACTAACACTGCGGCAGTTCCTGCCACATTAGGAACAGCAACTGTCACAGTGGCAAATCAACCTACCGTAGCCGATGGCTCGTTAGACACATCTCCCATTAGTGGAGTAAAAGCAACTGGAACTATTGCAGTGAATGGCGACATTAGTGGTGCATGTGTTGATTTAACTGCATTAACCAGTTTAAATCAAACGGCTTCTGAAGCAGAAATAAATGCCGCAGCAGTAACAATATACAATGATGGAACAGGCACAGATGATACATTCAGATTTGTTGCAGTAGATGCTGGTGATTTTAGCGGCGACACAAGAAGCGGAAGCACATTAGCAGATGTCATTGAGGCAAGTGGTGGAACTTATATGCCTGATAATCCTAATAGAACTATTACCTTTTCAGTAAGTGGAACTAATACTACTGATATGACTGAACTTCGGACAATTATCGGAACTCATGTGGGTGGAACTGTGACTGGATTAGATGTATACTCTAATAGCACAGCAGATGCAAAAACAATGAATCTCACTCTTACTTCAGGGGCTTCTTCTAGTTCATACGCTAGTTACAACAATAGCATTGTAGTAGGGAGTGGTATTGGTAGTAGTAGTTATGTAACTGCAAGTGGAATGTCAGGTGGTGTAAATCAAAACAACTCCACCACTAACATAAACGAATACATACGAATAAAGGTAGCAGATGCTAATGGTAGTGTTACGGGAGATAGACAGCAGTATTTCAAATTCTATCCTTCCACTTCAGGAACTAATGGAGCAACTACGACAACATCGGATGGAACTACTGTTCGTAGAGTATTAGTTGGGGGGAGTGTCAGTGCAACTGCCAATTATTTGCGGTTGGCAATAAATACTGCATTCGGGAGTGGGACTGCTACTCTTTCAGGTGCTGTTGTAACTATAACCTCACCAAATACATCGGGAACGAATCAACCTCCAAGTGGGGTATTCCAAAGGAGCAGTGAATACATTACTCATAGTGTTGTGACAGTTGGCTCTAACCCATATCAAAACTATGTTGCGGCAACTCCTGCTACTACGCCAACTGCCTTCATTACCATAGAGGATAGTGCTGGTCTTGTCAAGAAGTATAAGCCTAGTAAGGGAGATAACAGTGAGACTACTGGTTCTACTGCATCAGAAGGTAGCAATGATGTTGTGTTTTTCATTAATGATGCAAGCAGCACTGCCACTACTGCCACTAATCTAAGAACTGCTATACTCGGTTCTAGTGGTCACAATGGTTCTCTAACTGCTGTTAGAAGTGGAAGCACACTTAGCATAGGGGCTGCTTCAGCAGGAGACCAAGCAATTAGTAGCACAGGGATATCTTCAGGCATCTCATTGACTGCATTCAGCACTAACACACAAACAATAACTGTGGCTTCAGGAGAAACAGATGGGTTAGGTGCAGGGAATCAGATATATGATAACAATGGAACTCTGATTGGAACTGTGTCTACTATTAGCGGGAATGATATCAATCTTGCAGAAAACCCTGACACGACTGTTACTTCAACGCTATACACTGACCAACTTAAGGAAGCACTATACTTAGAGCAACTGAGTAAAGTTGGGGTTTCTTTCGATAAGAATACAATTACGCTATATGTCAATAATCAGCCTGTGACAAGAGCCAAAGTAAACATCGGTAAGTTCAGACTGGACACGAATCCGGGCGATTGTTATATTGGTCAAGATGCAAGTCTGTCGGCTACTGCTAGAAAGGCCACACAATTCATGGGCGAACTCTATGAGATTGCATTTCATAAGTCTGCTACTCCATGCGCGACTATCAATACTCTAACTCCTAATTATAGTGACACACTATTCTACTACTCTTTTGGTGATTGATAATGGCAAAGGCAAACGGCACGATGGTTTATCCCTTGACATCACAAGTAAATGATGCTGATGCAAATGAAGCCTATGCTACCATGACAACTGAGTTTTCTTCAGGGAAGGCATTCAAGGATGTCTCTGTTAATCCTAAACTAAAGGCTACATATGTAGAAGCAGAGCAGAACGGAACTGGTAGTGCTACCTCTGATGTTGTCGCATCTGCTATCTTCACTGAGATTAGGAAAGGGCCACATGGGGCTTCTATCTCTAATGATAAGGCTGACCAAATCGGAAATAGAATTCTGCCAGTAGATACTACATTAACCGCATATGCAACGAACAAGGAACTTACTGCATCATACAAAATGAAGGTATATGATACCAGTATTAGTGCTGGAAATACTAATCGAAAGTTGGTGTATGCTGATACTTCGTTGGGTGCAACTGTGATAGACCATCCTGCTACTGATATAGTAGCGTTGGATATTGAGAACTATGATTATTTCATTATGATTAATCCTGAGATATTTGATTCTACCACTCAAACAGATAGTGCTAGACCGCATTTCGCCAAGATAACTCAGATAGCAACCTTCTCTGAGTTTGGTGATGGAGTGGAATTTACACCTAAGTATCCTAGTCCAATACCAAAAGGAACTAACTTTGAGATATTCAAAGGGCCAGCAAAGACAGCCACAGATGTTATGGCGGTAAGTTATGGGTTGAGAGGAGACAATCAGGCTTCAACGGATAACTATGATGTTCTCAATCTAGTTGCTACTCCTACCTTCTACTTCTACAATGATAGGTTGGAACAAGACGACCAGTTAGACTACATGGAGAAATACACTCTAACTAGACTTAGATGGTATGACTACTCTGCTTCTGTGACTATGACATCTAACACTGAAATAGCATTATACTCAGAGGGAAGTAGCACTGTCAAATTCACAACAAATGGCACATCTGAAACAGACAAATTGTGTGCAGGGATGTCTCTTTTTGATAGTGCAACAGATGAATGGTATGGTAACATCAAACAAATTGTAAATTTGAGTAATGATATCTATCTAGAAGTTGCATACAAAGCAAAGACTGCAACAACAAATAACTTCACTGTGAAGATAGGAAAGGGAATACAGAATATAGTGTTCAGGACAGAAGCAAGGCTCAAAGGAACTATACCAAATATAGGAAAAAGCAAATTGGATGCCACTCTTGTAGATAATCTTAGAACCACAGATGATGGAGATGGTAGTTTTGACCCGATGTTTTGGCAGAAGGCATTTCCTAATATGAAAAGGCATGAAACAGATAGCACTACTGCTAGTGCTTCTACTCTTGATGGTAATATGAATGGCCCATCAAGATACATTACAACAGACCCAAGACCCCGTAGAAATGACATCATACCACTGACTACTGATGTTATTGTGAATAGCCCTCAAAACAAAATGAGCAAGATATGTAAAGTCATCACTATGAATAATTCAGGTATGATGCCTCATAAGATAAGGCAATCACAGACTCTGAAAGTAATGAAAACTGTATTCAGTGATAAATCAACATTCAAGAAACTGCCCTTCAAGGCTTCTAAGGTAGATGGTGCTAATGAGATTAGATTTATTGAGATGGATGATGCTCATGATTACAATCTCTCAGATAAACTCCCTACAAATTCGATACTCAGGATAGATGGGTATTACTATGTGGTAAATGAACAACAGGCTGTATCTTCAGGAACACAAGATATTACAGTCAAGGCAAATAAGACTCTGAAGGCAAATACATTCACTGTTGCTGCAACGGTGCATGAGTTTCAGAATGAGGATGTGGAGATTGCTTCTTGGACTGGTGTATTAAACACAGAGAACTTCGATTCGGATACGCAAGTAGAATATGCTGATGGAGACAGACTCACTGTTTCAGGCACAACTGTCAAGAAGGAAGATTCCAAATTCTATGACACGAAGGTAGTGTTTTCTAATTTGAGTGGACATCAAAACAGTGTTGACTTAATTGACAAGGATATGGAGTATGTTAAGTTCCAAGATGCTAGTCGAAAGTTCTACCAAAATAGTAGCATTCAACGCTTTTACTATTATGAAGACACTTACAGCCTACAAGAAGAAGTGTTCAGTGGAATAGTGGAATTAACAGAGACATCAGCAGAGAAGGGTCTCTCTATGATGGTTATCGAAGGTAGGGACAAGAATGCATCATTGTTGAATACTCTAGTGGACAAGAACCTTGCTTTCTCGGAGGATATGGTGTATAGTGGATTAAACCCAATCGCTCCGTCTTCTGCATTGACTTCTACTTCAATGCGAGTTGCAGATGTCACAAGCCATACAATAACTATGCATAGCGATTCGCAATCATTCAACCCAAAGAGAAAAACTCTATTGTTCACTAGAAGCACTACTGAAGCAGACAATATGAAGTTCATTGGTGAGGTTGCTTCAACAGGAACAGCACCAGTAAGTGGTGCTAGAACAGTAACGCTATCACATAGACCATTAACTAACATATTAGCAGGTAATACTTGGAATAGCATCTACACCTATGACCCATTATTAGCAGTAACATACCTTTCAGGAGTGAAGGCATTAGGGAGCAATCCTGCACTCACAAATACCACCACTGATTTTTCAAGGGTTAGCGATAAGGGAGTTGTGTTCTCTGACTCTTATCAGATTTCAAGGATAAACAATAGTCCAACTCACACTTTGACTAAACTTGAGTCTACATCCAATACAGGGTCATTTGGTGAGAATAGAACACTAGGCTACGATATAACAGACCCGATTAGCATTAAGTCATTAGATAGCAGTGTTGCTACACAGGATTCCACTTTCGCATTCCAACTATCAAACGAGACTGGTGTTTCAACTGATAAAATAAATAAGATGACCTTTGCATCTGAAATGTTCGATGTAGTTGAAACCATATCAAAAGACGATGGCGGATTCCGAATGTCCATTGCTCCTGTATGTCCAATAGTAATGGGAAGGATAGAGAGTAACACTAGTGATACTAGAGCCTCTCATTCTCTTTATCTTGTTAACAACAACATCAACTCAGGTGGATTCATACATCGAATAGATGCACAGGATGGAAGCACAGGAAATCTAGATTATACTAGTGCAGATAATATGTATACTCCGAGAGAGACCTATCGCTATTGGGATTTGCAAAAACTGTCTTATGGTTCACTTACTAAGTCGGATGCTGGAATATACTTGAACAGCAAGAGTCCACAGGCTATTGGTGGATATGCCATAGCCTATCCAATAAAGGGGAATGGTATTGCTCCTTCTACTTCTACTCTATCTCCTTCTACTGCTCCCATTCTTGGTAGCAACATGCTGGATGATAACTATACTCTGCGACATACGGCTGGAAGCCCATTCGCAACGGTGAGTCCCACTTCTCTTCCCCACGAAACGGTATTGAGATATGGAAGCAATAATTCTACTGCCAGCGAGATAGGTAATTTGTTGAATCATTCTCCCTCTGCACAGAACTACGAGTTGTTTGCGACAGGGGATTTGTTCCCGTATTCTAAACTAAGATACAATAACATAGGATATGAGACACTTAATTTTGAGACTCTTTCTTGTCTTTTGGAGAGTGAAGGTGCTGCTTCTACAACAAGCATTTCACACTCATCATACTCAGGAAAGACGAATTCTGCCGAAAAGAGGGATACTAACTATGAGAGAGCATCAATAAAGTCTGCTAGTAAGACTACGAATCAGATGAAGAGATTTGGGGTAGTTAGATTAGTAGAGGCAACATATGATTGGCATTTCAATCCAATAGACCCCGATGATTTACCATCCCCTAGTGATTCAGTGATTGAGTTAGCAAAGTATCAGATGGTCAAGCCCCCTGAAAGCGTTAGCAATCTAAATCTAAATGTAGTCATTGATAGTGGTAATCACAAAATCACATTTACTGGTGGAGGCACTGTATCTCTCAGTTCAGGAGATGTGCTATTCAGAAAGGATACAGGGCAAGCGGTGTTCGTAGTATCAGCAGATGTGAATTTAGCAACAAACACCACATCTGCAAACTTGAAGAATGTGACAGGAAGCACAGATGCCTTGAATACACCCGCTTATCTAATCAAGGAGTATGGGAAACTGTCCTTCGATGTGAGGAAATTTACCGGAGATTCATTCTCCAATCCCATTCTGAACGGTCAAGATAATGCAACAAAAAAATTCGACTTTACGAGTGTCTATTTGGTTAGGCCAAACCATTGTGCTGATGATGGGAATTTCAAGTATGCACGATTACAGCGTTCAGATGCTGGCACAGGAGGAGCAGATGCAAACAATGTATACCTTCCCCTTGTCTTTAATGCGACAAAGAGTTCAGACGCAACCATTGGGACACTAGACATATCGGATGAATCTCCATATCACCCACCTGAGACTTGGCATACTCTTACTGGTGGAGATGCGTATGTTAACACATCAAGGGTTATTGCTGGACTGCTGAAAAATACAACGGCGAATAGTAGTAATGGGTTTATCACAACGAGCATTACTACTTCACAGAAGTATGGATTAGCCGAGTCTGCAAATATCTATGATAACTGCGTGGGAGTTTTCAGAAATGTTAGGAAGGCATCTCATGGTGGCCCTGATGTTCCTGAAGACCTGTATCAGACAAGTGCTAGATTAGGAATAGAAGATGATAGCATAAGTTCCCATTCGTCAATGCTCCATTCGAGTGTAGGCACTGCCAATGGAAGTCATACTGATAACACTAGAGTCTTTCAAATCCCCCCAACAGGAAGCAGTGGTGTGGTTTCTTATGCAATATCAGGAACATCCACAAGGTCTTCGCAAGTATCGCAAGCAGACGGAACTAGTATAATAAATGATATTAATTTCTTCTTATCAGATGGGGAGCATACTCCGATTGGCTTTACTAGGAAATATTCACACAGTTCACTTGACCACACAACAGAAACAGACGGAATTCCTGATTCACAGGACAAAGGTGGATTATACAGGGCGCAAATGATGATAAAGCCAATCTTGGATATATCTAGGTCGGATGTGTCACTGAATACCGAGAGAGATGTAATAACAATCACAACATCCGGCGCGACAAAACATGCATGGGTGACTTTTGTTCCCAAGTTGACTGGACACTATCTAGTTTCTGAGAAGGAGCAAGAAGAAGGAGCAGATGTAAACTTGGGTTCAGTTGGTGTAAATATAGTAGATAGAGACCACCATGAAATCACCATGCAGTCTTCAGGCGGTAATATAGGGCATCTCTCTAAGATAATTAAACATACAACTGACCAAACATCCGTTAGTCAAGGAACAGTTACTCATGTTCTTTACTTAGATAGGCCACTACCTGCTGTGGAACAGGTTGGAAGTCAGTATCATAGTCTCAGGCCACTTTACAGATTGATGAGGATATCAGAGAAAACTTTCAGGAATACTCCTAATGAAATAATATTGAACAGAATGCATTCTACCGGATTGGATTACAGTGAAACATCTTCATGCTTTACTAGTGGAGAGATAGATGGTCGGAGTCCTTCAGGATTTAATCATATGAATTTGAATGAAGGAGTGTTTGCTGCTTATGTTCTGATGAATTTAGATGTAGCACCTCCTTCACCTTCCAACCAATCTCTGATTCCTGAGTTCGCATCGTTATCTTCTGCTAACCTGCCTTATTCTGATGGGGATGTTTTTGATTGCTTTATCACGGATGGAATAAATAAACAGAGAAAGCAAGTAACTGTGTCAATCAAGGCTAAGTCAAAAACTAATGGAATCAGGAGAGATGAGAGAAAACTTACTTTTGAGGGGGAAATAACAGGCAATGGAGTAGTTTCCTTTGGTGAAATAATTGATTTAGAACTCAGAAAGAAGCCTGACTTGGCTAACATCACGAAATGTCATATTGGGACAAGCATCATTATCGGTGAGGAAGTAGAAACAGAGATGGAAAATCTTGCCAAAGAAGCAGGATTAGGCGTGAATATGATACAGACCCAAGCAGACTTCACAGGAAACATCGTTCAATCGGTAAGCAACAATGTGATAACTTGTAAGGCAGAAATTGAGAATGTTGTAGCGGGAGATGTAATCTATACTCATGAGGGATATCCAATAGGTGTGGTAGGTTCTGTATCAGGAAGCACCATCACTGTGACTGATATTCACACAGATGCAGATGTAGATTTATGGTTTGTGCCTCTTCTAAATGATGAGATAGTTAAGAGAAACAAGAAGACTTTCATTTCTACGAATAATTTCACACAGACCTCTGCGTTTAACGCATTGAACAAATTAGCGGCAAAGAAGAACTTGGATTTTAATATCAAAGATAAAAAAGTGGTATTTCGGGACTTAGATAATGCACCTCTGTTGAGAAAACAGCGAATTTCCTATCTAACTAACAAAGTGTTCTCTGTGAAGAAGAATAGTTCCTTGTTCGCTAAAGCGAATAAAGTCACAGTTATTGGTGATAAAATAAGAACTAGTGTCTCCAATGACGATGATGGCACACACATCAGTTTCGTTGACCCTACGATTAGAAACATCACTGATGCTAAAGTGAAGGCAAACGAATTACTAGAACTTCATTCATCAGATGCTAGAAAGATAACTCTAAATCTAGAAAAAACAGGGCTTGAAACATTAGAAGCAGGAGATATTGTGTTCCTTGATTTCCCACAATATGATATTCCACCGGATGACTACATCATATTTGAGATAGAAAATGTATTGACTCCTACATTAACAATGACAGTAGGGACTTTCGACAAGACAATTGCCGAGAGATTAGCCGAATTAGGAACTCAACAGAGGTCTAGTAGTTCTACTCTATTCAATAGAAACGCAGAGCAAGTTAGTAGTGGTAAACTTCTAACAGACTCTATACCGTTAAAGACTACATTGGTTCAGTATACAATCACAGGGACAGGTGAGACAGCCAATATGGGCTTTGATGACCTGTTCGGTTTTGGTGAGACAGTAGGATTTGAGACAACAGCGAATCAAGTGATAGGATATTACACAAGTGAGGACTAAACATGACAGTGGTAAATGAAGGAGCAAGCGCAATAGCGACACTAATAGCAAGCAACTACGATGTAATTGCTATTGGAGATGGGAGAGATAGCACATCTTCTAGCCAAACAGGGTTGAATAATTTCACCTTTCAAAAGACAGGGCAAACACCCACTGTCATAGGTTCTACTTTGATTTACAATGTTGATTTCACAGGAGCGCAAATACCAGCATCAGGCGTTTCAGAATTAGGTATCTTCGCATCGGGAACTACTAACGGGAACGGCACTTTATTGAGCCGAGTCACTTTCACGAATACTGGTGTTGTAGCGAGTGGGGATACTGTTTCGTTTACGATTAGGATAGAGGTGGGTAACTAATGACGACAAATCCGGGTATTATTTCGACTTTAGCAAGCAATCCCTCAACTACACAACTGAAGGATGGGACAGATAATATCCATTCAGGAATCATCAAAGCACTACATGCTGCTAGTGGTGAGAATAGAGCAATAAGCGGATTTGGATTAACTCAAGGAACTACGAGCAGTAGGACACATTTCCAAGTAGCAGCAGGAAAGATTCTGAGAGATGGTAAGTTTGTTGATGTATCTACTGCAACACTAACAACAACCACATCAACCATTTCTGCTAACTCTAATGATTGGTATGGTGTCATTGTTGTTTGTGATGGAACAGAGAGTAGTGAGACTGCTAATACTCTCAAATGGAGACACGGCGAAGTCACTGGCAAGACGACAACATCTGCTGCTACTGTCGCAGAACTAAAGGGAGGAGACATACCGATAATAGTGGTTAAGATAGATACTGCTGAAGCGAATAACGCTACTAGCAGACTTCACCAGTTCGTGTTTTACACTCAAGCAGATAGGAATTTCTCAGCAATTAATTCAGGCTCAGAAACAATGAAAATAAACGCTGATGGAACTTTTGAGAAATCAGGAAATACCGGAAAGATATCGTTACCTGCTGTTGGAAGCAATAACAGGACATTAGTAACTGACAATCAAATTACAAGTCTAGGAACTTCTAGTTTAGTAGACGATGCGGTGACTGCGGCTAAGTTAGCATCAAATGCTGTTGTGACAGCGAGCATTCAAGACTCGAATGTAACTACTGCGAAGATTGCTGATGCCAATGTGACTACTGCAAAGGTAGCGGATGATGCTATTACTTATGCTAAGATGCAAGACATCGGAACTGCGAACAGGGTTTTGGGTAAGGCTTCTACCGGAACAGTAGAGGAAGTCCAAGTAACTTCAGCAATGATAGCAGATGGAACAATAGCGACAGCAGATGTGGCTAACGATGCAATCACATATGCCAAGATGCAGAATGTCTCTGCTACAAACAGGATACTTGGTAGAGACTCTTCCGGCTCAGGAAACATAGAGGAGATAACTCCTGCTAACCTAGTGACTATGCTTGGTATAGAAGCAAGTGCAGATGTCACAGACACGACAAATGTGAGGGCTGCTTTGCACAATGCGAATCTAGGAACATTTAGTCTTGGGGATACTAACGATACTGTTACAGTTGGAAACCTAACTGTTGGAGGCAATCTCACAATATCAGGAAGCACGACAACCGTTAACTCAAGCACAGTGAATATAGGAGATAGTATAATCACTCTAAATTCAGATGAAACAGGAACTCCCTCTCAAGACGCAGGTATTGAAGTAGAAAGAGGAACATCAACTAACAAGAGTCTCTATTGGGATGAAAGTGCGAGTAGATGGACAGTTGGTGGAGAAACCTTTGTTGCTGGAACTTTCATAGGAAACCTTACTGGAACTGTGGATTCTGCTGGAACTTTATCTACTGCTAGAAATTTTTCATTGACAGGGGATGTAACTGCTAGTGCAGTATCTTTCGATGGCTCAGGGAATGTTGCTCTATCCACTTCTATCGGAGCAAACACAGTTGGTGCAACTGAGATTTCAGATGGGTCAGTAGGCACTACACAATTAGCAAATACAAGCGTTAATACTAACAAGATTATAGATTCAAATGTCACTACTGCTAAACTAGCAGATGACGCTGTAACCTCTGCAAAGATTGCAGATGACGCAGTCCAAACTGCTCACATCGCTGACGACCAAATCACTGCTGCTCTAATGGCAAACAATGCAGTTGGAACTGCTGTGATAGCAGATAGCGCAGTGACTAATGCAAAACTAGCAGGAAGCATTGCTCAATCCAAGATAACAAACCTAGTCTCAGACCTAGCAGGGAAACAAGCCTCTTTGACTTTCGGCTCAGGATTATCTAATTCCGGTGCAACAATCAATGTTGACATTAGCGAATTGTCAACTGAGAATGGAATTAACAAGACAGCAGATTTCTTCATGTATCATGATGCTGGTAGCGGGTTGAAGAAAATCAACCTATCAAACATCTATGCCCAATTAGTTGCATCTGACATACCTAATCTAGCAGCGAGCAAGATAACTAGTGGTAGTTTTGCAGATGCTCGCATTCCTAATCTTGCTGCCAGTAAAATAACAAGCGGAACTTTTGCTACTGCAAGGTTAGCAGACGATGCTGTTACATTTGCAAAATTACAGAATGTAGATTCAGGAGTAGTGCTTGGAAGGTCGAGTAGTAATACAGGTGCAGTTGAGACACTTTCTGCTGCTGCTGCTAGGACTCTTCTAAGCGTGGATGTAAGTGGAACTGACAACTCCACCAATGTTACTCTAGCAGGAAGCAGAAATTATCTGACTCTCAATGGTCAGCAAATTACTGTTGGTGAAATAGACATATCAGATGACACTAACTTAGTGGCTGGTAATCGTATTAGTTTGAGTGGAGATACCCTCAATGTAGATGGTGACTTGGCTAATTACAGTAATGCCAACACTGGTTTCTTAACTGCTCATCCCACTATATCAAATGCAGCAAGTAGTGTTGATAATTCCGGTAGTAGGACATACATTCAGTCAATAACTTTGGATTCTAATGGACATATAACCAATCTCACTTCAGCAACAGAGTCTGTGACTGACACAACATATAGTGTAGGAGATGGCGGTTTAACTCAGAACAACTTCACAAATGCCTTGAAGTCTAAATTGGATGGTATAGAAGCAGGGTCTAACAGTTACTCTTTACCCAATGCTACTGCTTCTGCTCTTGGTGGAATAAAGGTAGGAGACAATCTCAGTATCAATTCAGGAACAGGTGTTCTATCTGCTGATACACAATCAGATGTCAACTTCACTTCAACACTCAACACCAAATTAGCAGGTATTGCTGCCGGAGCAACTGTTGGTGCTAATTGGGCAAGCAATGTTTCTAATATTTCGGTAACAAATGCTCAACTGGCAGGTAGCATAGCAAATAGCAAACTTGCTAATTCTTCAATCACAATCAATGGAAGCACAATTGCTCTTGGTGGTAGTGCAACTCTAACCACAGCAAATATTGCTGAAGGAGCAAATCTATACTACACAGATGAGAGAGTGGATGATAGAGTTAATGCACTATTCACTGACGCTGAAGGAATTACTTCTGTATATGACGACACTAATGGAACTCTGACAATATCTGCTGAAGACGCTACTGCAAGCAATAAGGGAATAGCATCATTCACTAGCGATGATTTTGCTATTAGTAGTGGAGCAATAAGTGTAAAAACAGGCGGAATAAGCAATGCACAACTTGCTGGTTCTATTGCTAACGACAAACTATTGGATATAGCACAAAGCAAAGTTACAGGTTTAGTGTCTGCTCTTGCTGGAAAGGCTGGCAGTCTAAGTGACTTGAGCATAACTGCTTCTGCTGCGGAGATAAATATTCTAGATGGTGTAACAGGAGTGTCTGCTACTGAGATTGGATACTTGGATGGAGTAACATCAGCAATACAAACACAACTGAATGCAAAGCAAGCAGCAGGAAACTACCTAACAACTTCTGCTACTATCACTGATTTGAATGGAATTACTGCTTTAGATACAGATTTGTCTGTTGCAAGTAATAGTGATGATACTATTCCATCTGCTAGAGCAGTAAAGAACTATGTTGATGATACATCTTTTGATGCTAATGACACACAATACACATTCACAGTAAACGACATTGATGGGTCTGCTAACTCAAAGAAACTCAAACTCACTGGAACAGATGGAACATTTACTTCAGTCAACTTTGAGGGTAGCGGAAACATATCTGTAAATAGAATCAATGAAAGAATCATCATAAATGATGCCAATAAACCAGTTACTTCAGCAGCATTTAGTGAAGGAACACTCACATTTACTAAATCAGATGGCACGACATTCACAGCCACATTGCCTGATGCAACAACATCTGCTCATGGTCTAATGACTGACGACCAATTTGATAAACTGGCTGGCATCGAAGTCTCAGCAGATGTTACGGATAAAACAACTGTTTCAGCATCTCTTGCACTTCTCAATGAGAGTGATACTCTCTATATTGGTGACGCTGGCAATGACACTACTGTTCGTGTTCGGGGCAATCTCTATGTTGACGGAACAACTACAACTGTGAATCAAACTAAAGTGGAAGTTCAAAATGCATTTGTGTTTGAAGGGGCTACTGCTGACCAATATGAAACAACACTAACAATAGTTGACCCAACTGGTGATAGAACAATCAGCCTACCTGATATAACTGGAACTCTGATTACACATGCAGATACTGGAACTATCTCTTCAAACATGATTGCAGCAAATGCAATAACAGCAAGTAAAATTGCAACGAATGCCATAACTAATGCTAAGTTAGCAAACGATGCTGTTGATACTGCCGAGATAGCAGATGATGCTGTTACTACTGCTCAACTAGCAAATCTAAGTGTGACTACTGCTAAAATAGCAAATGCAGATGTTACAACAGGAAAACTGGCTGATGATGCAGTTACTCCTGCTAAGATTAGTATCATTGATGACATAATAAACACAACTGATACACATATTATGATTGCCAATGGTTCTCATTACACAAACAAAATCGTTTCAGGAGATGCAACCCTCAGTAATACTGGTGTATTAACAATAGGAAACAATAAGATTACTACTGGAAAAATAGTCAATGACGCGGTAACTTATAGCAAAATGCAGAATGTATCTGCTGATGAAAGAATACTCGGTAGAGTTTCAGGTGCTGACGGAGTAATAGAAGAACTCACAAAGTCTCAGGTTCTAACCATGATAAATGTTGAAGATGGTGCTGATGTTACTGATGCAACAAATGTCGCAGCAGCAGGTGCAATCATGGATGGGGATTTCTCATCTAATGGATTGATGAAAAGAACTGGTGCAGGAACTTACACAGTAGTCGCAGTTGATGCTTCAGGACATCCTGACATAACCGCAGCAAGCACCAGTAATAATTCAGGAAGAACATACATACAAGATATTACTCTTGATGATAATGGACATATAACTGGTTTAGCGACTGCTACTGAAACAGAAGTAAAGAGAACACAAGAAGAGATTGAAGACTTCGTTGGTGGAATGGTTACAGGAAACACTGAGACTTTCATTACAGTTACATATGAAGATGGAGATGGGACTCTTGACTTCGTAGTTCCTGTATTAGATGAAGATGATATGAATACAAACTCTGCTACTCATCTTGCAACTCAACAATCTATCAAGGCTTATGTTGATACTGAAGTAGCAAGTTTAGTTGATTCTGCTCCTGCTGCATTGGATACTCTAAATGAATTGGCTGCCTCAATCAACGATGATGCTAACTTCTCAAACACTATTACTACGGCGTTAGGAAACAGACTGAGAGTTGATACTGCTTCACAGGGACTTAGCGGAACACAGCAATCTAATGCTAGAACGAACTTGAATGTGGATGTTGCAGGGACTGATAACTCAACAAATGTAACTCTAGCAACTGTTTCTAACAATTATCTAAGTATCTCAGGACAAGCAATAACTGCTGGAACAGTGCCTCTAACATTAGGAGGAACAGGAGCAACATCAGCATCTGCGGCTAGAACAGCATTAGGTGTTGATGCTGCTGGAACAGATAACTCCACTAATGTCACACTGGTTGGAAGTGGAAACTATCTGAGCATTAGTGGTCAAGCAATAACAGTAGACCCAATAGACATTTCAGATGACACTAATCTAACTGCTGGAACGGGACTGACTCTAAGTGGGGATACGCTGAATGTAGATGCAGCACAATCAGGAATTACAAGTGTTGGAACATTGTCTTCCCTAACTGTATCAGGAGATGTGACAGTTGATACTAGCACTTTAAAAGTTGATTCTACAAACAACCGCGTAGGTATTGGAACAGCAACACCCGGATATAAACTACAAGTAGAAGGCTCGTTTGCAGCACAAACTAAGTCTTTCGTTATTCCTCATCCAACCCAAGAAGGAAAAACACTGCAACACGGTTCGCTTGAAGGGCCGGAACATGGAGTATATCATAGAGGAAGATTGGAAGGTAATATCATACAACTCCCTGAATATTGGACAGAATTAGTTGATGAAGATACAATCAGTGTTCAATTAACCGCTAATGGTGACTTCCAAATGTTATATGTAGAAAAGATAGAAGACAACCAAGTGTTCGTGGCTAATGCAGCAGACGAGGGCATAGACTGTTTCTATCTGATTCATGGTGAAAGGAAGGATGTTGGAAAAATGGAGGTTGAATACTAATGGCTGACTCAGACAAAGATATTCTAATTACGCCTAACACCGGAGAAAGTGCAAGCCCAAAGATAGAATTCACAGGTGCTAACAATGCAACTAAAACAATTACAGTTAATGATGATGGAACTCTATCATTTAATTCTACAATAGCCGCAACTTCAGGTTCTGTTGCTGATGGTAATGGAAATCTAGTGACTGGCGATGCTGTATATGATTACATTGCAGCACAGGGATTCACTACGGAAGTTGGAGACATAACTGCTGTGACAGCAGGAACAGGACTGTCAGGGGGCGGAACATCAGGGGCAGTAACTCTAACAAACGCAGGTGTTACTTCGATTGTTGCTGGAAGTAATATCTCAATTGATAGTTCAACAGGCGCAGTAACCATCACAGCAACTGACACTAACACTCAACTTTCCAATGAACAAGTGCAAGATATTGTAGGTGCGATGTTTACAGGCAATACAGAAACTAACATCACCGCGACATATGAAGATGGTGATGGCACAATTGATTTGGTTGCAACAGATACCAATTCTTTCAGAACTGTGACAGCAGGAGGAAACACATTAGGAGCAACAGAGACACTAGCCTTTACTGCGGGTTCTAATGTAACAATAACCGAAAGTGGTGGAGCAGTAACTATTGCATCATCGAATGCTAGTCTTTCATCAGAAGAGGTTCAAGATATAGTTGGAGCAATGGTTGATGGTGGAACAGAGACCAACATAGCAGTCACTTATGATGACACTAGCGGTAAACTAAACTTCGTTGCCACAGACACGAATACCCAACTGACTCAAGAGCAAGTCGAGGACTTTGTAGCAGGTGTAATCGTAGCAGGTTCTAACATAACCAAAACTTATGATGATGCGGCAGGAACACTAACACTTGCTGCCACAGATACCAATACTCAACTAACCACTGAACAAGTTCAGGATATAGTAGGAGCAATGGTCAGTAGTAATACAGAGACCAATATTGCTGTAACATACGATGACACTAATGGTAAACTCGACTTTGTATCCACAGATACCAACACTCAGTTAACACTACTAGACCAAGATGACATGAGTTCAAACAGTGCTACTGCGGCTGCTAGTCAACAGTCAATAAAGGCATATGTTGATACCGAAGTTGCAGGACTTGTGGACTCAGCCCCATCTGCTTTGAACACATTAAACGAACTCGCTGCTGCTCTTGGTGATGATGCCTCTTTCTCAACAACAACTGCTACATCTTTAGGTAATAGATTAAGAGTTGATGTTAGTAATCAAGGACTTACTTCCACACAACAGGGAAATGCCTTGACAAATCTAGGTATTACTGCTTCTTTAGCAGAAATAAACATACTAGACGATGGGCTTGCGGCAAGCGATATACCAAACTTAGCGGCTTCTAAGATAACATCAGGAACTTTCGCAACTGCAAGAATTGCTGATGATGCAATCACTTCTGCAAAAATAGCAGATGATGCCATTACAACCGCACTTATTGCTGATGACGCGATTACATCTGCTTTGATAGCAGACGATGCTATTACAACGGCATTGATTGCCGATGACCAAATAACAAATGCTCTGATGGCCGATGATGCGATTGATAGCGCACAATTAGCCGATGCATCAATTGACGAAGTGCATCTTAATGCTACTAATTCTCCTACTGATAACTACATTCTAAGTTATGATTCCTCAAGTGGTGGATTCACTTGGATTGCAGCAGGTGCTGGTGAGGCTAATCAGAATGCTTTCAGTAATGTGGCTGTAAGTGGTCAAACAACTGCGGCGGCGGATTCCGCAACTGATACTCTAACATTAGTAGCGGCTGGCGGAATGACCATTACTACAAGCGGAGATTCAATAACTCTGAATTCTGCTAATACGAATACACAACTTAGCACTGAAGAAGTGCAAGATATTGTTGGAGCAATGTTTAGTTCAAACACTGAAACTAGAATCAGTGCAACTTACGAAGATGGTGACGGAACAATAGACCTCGTAGTAGATGATATGACTGCTAATGACAATACTTGGAGACCTGTTACAGCAGGGGGTAATACTCTTGCATCAAGCGAAACATTAGCCTTCACTGCTGGAACAGGAATCACTATCAGTGAAAGTGGTGGTGCGGTTACAATCACTAATTCCGTTACAGACACAAACACTTGGAGAGGAGTAACAGCAGGAGGTAATACACTTGGAAGTAGCGAAACCCTTGCTTTCACCGCAGGAAGTAATGTAACAATAACTGAGTCAGGTGGGGCTGTCACAATTGCATCAACTGATACAAATACAACTTACTCAGCAGGAACTGGTTTAGATTTGAGTAGCACTACCTTTAGTGTTGATGTTTCAGACTTCATGGCTAATGGTGCAGATAACCGTGTTTTAACTGCAACAGGAACTGATGCCATGACAGCAGAATCAACGCTGACTTATGACCCTTCAGGACAACTGAGTATTGCAGTAACAGGCAGTGGTTCTTGGGCTAGACATGAGATGAGTGGTGCATCAGGAGCATACATAGACTTGAAGAATAGTGCGTCTGATGACTATGACACTCGTTTAATTTCAACAGGTTCAGGATTAGACATCATTACTGCGGCTGGTTCTTCACCAATTCAACTCAAGACGAATGGAGCGACTAGGTTCAAGGTTGAGGATGCTGAAACTACTGTCTCAACTCCCCTCACTATCACAGCAGCAAATTCTGCATCGTTAAACATCACTGCAACAGATGGAGGAAGTAGTCCTGCACAGACTACATTCATCAACATGACTGGCTATGAGACTAGAGGACAGGGAATTAGGTTCTTTGATGAGGATGCTTCAGGAGAAGAATGGTTTGCAGGACTGAGGTATGGAGGTGCTTTCGATGAGTATATGATTGGATACGATGCCAGTGGTGGTCAATCAGAGTATGTAGCAAGCGCACTTCTTCAGGTTCATAAAAACGGAAATGTCACAGCATCTACCTTTGTTGGTGACTTGACAGGTGATGTGACTGGGACTGCATCCAATGTGACAGTCTCCGACAGCACGGCCAACACCAACTTCCCTGTAGTGTTCCATGATGAGTCAAATGCATTGTTAGACGATACTGGTGCTTTGAGATACAACCCAAGCACAGGAACGCTATTGGTCCCCAATTTGACGGTGGCAGGGACTACGACTCAAGTGAATACTGTGACGATGGAAGCTGCAAATGCAATCGTGTTTGAAGGTGCGACCGCAGATGGGTATGAGACTACTCTGACCATAACCGATCCAACAGCGGATAGGACAATTACACTACCAAATGCAGGTGGAACCGTTCCTGTTTCTGCATCAGGTGGGATAGCTCTATCTGCGGCAGGAGATATTACTGCCAACTTATCGGCATCGCACATTCCTAATCTTGCTACGAGTAAAATCACTTCAGGCACATTTGCTGACGCTAGAATAGCAGAAAGCAATGTCACTCAACATCAAGCTGCAATCACTGCTCTTGGAACCCTTACTGCACTTACAGGTGGGACTGGAGATTTGGTTTGGGACACAGATACCCTGTTTGTTGATTCATCGGCAGATCGGGTAGGAATAGGCACTTCAAGCCCCGACCAACTGCTCCATGTCGTAGGCGGTTCCAATGACGATACTGTTGCACTCTTCTCGACCGCAGGGGGAACGAGCGGTAGCACACAAGGATCAGTCCACATCGGTCTGAGCCATTTCAGTAGCGATGCCAACCCTTCGGTGAGGATAGGGGCGGAGGAAAACGGCACAGGTAGCTATCAAGCTGCCATGACCTTCGGAACTAGAAGTGCGACTTCCGATGCCGCACCTGCTGAGAGGATGAGAATAACCCATGACGGTAATGTTGGAATTAACGATTCTTCACCTGATAAGGAATTATCCATCATAGGTATTGGTGGAGGAAATGCTGATAT